TACCCGGTACTAAGCTTTTAAAAGGAGCAGGTAAACTTATTAAATCAGGTATGAAAGCTTTTTCTAAAACAAAAAGACCTAAACTTGCATCCATAGAAGCTATTGATGGGACATTTAAACCAGGTAGTGTAAATTACGATGCAGGAAAAACTTTTAAAAGAAGAAACGAAAAAGTATTTAAGGAGTTAAGTAGTATGAATCCAGGTCCAGATGATCTACATATGAATTTGCGAAGTAAAATAAAAACAAGATCAACAAAAACAGATCCAAATTATGGCCTCCCATTAAGTGAGGTTAATTTGAAGCAAAAAATTGTACCGCCTAAAACTAATCCTGCGTTTAACACTAAGATAACATCTAAAAAAGATCCTAGGTATTATAAACCAGATAGAAAATTCAGTGATAGAGGAGACGGATCTCTACGCGTTGATCCTATATCTAAAAAGTCTACAGTACCAAAAGAAACTAAATATACATCTATAGATAAGGGTCCAACAAACCGAAAAAATTACTTTAACTCCCCTGATAAGCCTATAAAAAAAAAAACTTAGATCCTAGAGGAGAAAACAATTTTTATAAACATTTTGGAGAAACAAATAATCCATCAAACCCTGGCCAAACAATTGATAATATAACTAACATAACAAGAAGTAAAGCACAACTTATAGATGGCCAAGATTTAAGTAAGGCAACTTTTACACCTTTTTCTACCAATACAGAACGCATGGGTGTTAGTGTAAAATTTGGAAATAAAGTGGAACAAAATTATTATCTATCTAGTAGTTTAGGGAATAAAAAATTTACACAAGGTCGCTTAAAAGGGCAAGACACTTTTAATAAATGGATAGCTTTTGAAGGTAAAGCAGATTATGGAAATCCTAAAAGTAAAAATTATATCAAAGATTGGTTTGTTAAAGACCAAGATTTTGAAACTGGTTATGGTAGTGAGATGAATGATTATATGTTGGATAACTTAGATAAACATATAAAACCTGATATTGCTAAAGCAGCAACCGAATCAGTTAGAGCATTTAGAAATAAATATATGAAATTTAAAAAATAATGGCAATAGATGTAAGAATAGGTACAATAACACCATCGGCATTTGCAGTTGGAGCAACGGCAATTGGACAAGTATATTTAGGTTTAATACAAGTCTACCCATAAATGCCACAGTCGTTTAAATACCCACAAAGTATACTTTTATTAAGTGACTACATAATCGGTAGCGACAGTTCCCAAGAAAATGTAACCCAAAACTTTAAAGTTAATGAGGTTGTAGCAACAATGCTACATGCTCTTGGCATAGGTACTGTTAAATCAATATCAACTGCATCATCGGATTTTATAGACACAACGGGTGGAATAATAACTAATCAAGGTACAATATCAATGGCTCTTTCTGCCACTGGACTGGGGGCAACCACAGCTATTAAAGAAACACAATATTTAAGAGGCGATGGCACCTGGGATATAACCGGAGCAGTAGCCGCATCTACATTAAAAATACAATTTAATGGGCTAACACTAACAGATAACGTTAGTTCCATAAACTTTACTGGTAATTCCGACGCTACGGCGGCTGATTTTAACGTAGCAGTAGACATGCCGGGTGTACAAGATACATTAGATAGCGTTGTAGCAGGAACAGCAATATCTATAAACCCAACAACTGGCACAGGGGTTGTACAAATTGCAAATAATGGAGCTATCTTGGCAAAAGCCGGTGGTTTTATTACGCTCAGTGGTGGAACAGGGGCAGTAACAGTAAATACAACTAAAAATGCAGGTACAGTAACGCTAGTAAACCAAGGTATAGGTATAGATTTAATAACTAATAACACATCAAATGCCGGTATATCTGTAGATTACACAGGAATTAACAATTACATAGATGTAAGTGAGGTAATTGTACCAATAACAGAGGTAGATGTTGTTATATACAACCAAATATCGTCATCTAATGTAAAAACAACAAGAATTGGTGTTATTGATCAATCAGATCTTGTTTTAACAAAAAAAGATATAGATGATAATGATGCTGGCTCTATAAAAAACTCAACTGACAATAATTATGAAGTTTCTAGAACAAAAAACATGGTATCTTGTACTAGTGCTGAATATAATCAATTAGTTGTTGCAGGTACCACCGATCAAAACACTTTATATTTTGTAGTTAGTTCAGGTCCAGCCCCTGAGTTCACCGTTATTCCTAGTATTGTAAACAATGCGGGTGGTGTATTGGGTCAAGACTATAACTTAATTGTTTCGCCAAGCTCTGTTACCAATATAGTAGGTACAGAATATACTTTTACTGTCACATTAGTTCTTATTGGATCTTTTCCTCGGGGAACATTTTCAGGTGAAAACCCTCAATCATTTACAGATGTAATTGTTGGTAACCTGGGTAGTACATATGAAAAATCACTAGTTTTTAATGGCACATATACACCTCCTGCCTTACCTGTATATATATCAAAATTATCTATAAGTCTACTGGGTTCTATAAGTGCTAACCAACACAGTGATTGGCAATTTAAAGCCGCGCCCAATTCTCAACCTGGAGACGAATCCAATAATGGGATAGCTACAAACACTGGGGATTTTTTTTATAATCCTATTGTAGAATTAATAAATACAAATAAACACAAATTTGTTACTGGAGAGCCTAAATACCAAACCGAATATGATCCTATAGCCATAGCCGACGAAAGCATTACTCCAACACTTGTTTCAGAACCTGATTATACAAGTTTAGGTAATTTTACAGGATCAAGAATTACTCAAGAGGCACAAGGCCGGCAATGGTTTACTGGTATATTTATGGATCAAAATCAAACAATACAAGCTGATTATTATCTTATACAGTATTCTGCAGCATTAACTGTAGATGTAAGTAATGTAACTATAAGTGGTGCTGGTCATGGAACACCTCAATATGATTGGAGTATAATTTCTAGTCCTGTTACAAATAACCAAGAGGCAGTAATAAATCAAAATGGTGGAATAATAGCAGAAGCTATTACAAACTTAAATGATGGAAGCGAATTTTCATGGATTGACCCAGCTGAACCTAACCTTGATCCAGGATATAGTTGGGGTAGCACTCCTACTTATGTATTTAATCCTACTGGACCCCAAACAATAAGTGGTGGAAATAATGGTTCTGCTACTTTAACCATAACAGGTGCCATAATATTTACACCACCAGTTGCTGGTCAAATTACTTTTACTCTTGATTCTGATGCTGTCCAGTATTCGAATGGTGCTAACTCAAGCGATTGGTCAGTTTGTCCTTCTAACAATTCAAGTAGTGGACAAGCTGCTAAATTTGCCGCATATCAAGTAGGTCCAACAGGTCTTCCTTGTAATCTATCTCCTCTAGCTCCGGGCCCCTACATTAATACGCGTCATTACCAGTATACGTGGAGTAGTGGACCTACTTTAACTATGTTAGCAGGAGATCCTCCTTTTATGGCAAGAACTGAAGCTCAAGGAGGTATGCCTTATGGTGACTACCCCACTATTCATTATGCTGAGTATAAATTAACAGGTACTTTAGTTGGGCCACCTACAATTAGTTTTAATACAAATGTAGAATTAGTTGCAAGTCCGATAGTTAACACCTACCATAGTCCCGGCACATTTACACGAGTTGTAGCATACCAAGTAACGTACCAATGGGGAGACTCAATTGAAAATCAATACAACGAAAATGTTGAGGTTACTAGCGTACCTGCAGAGGACGGACCTTCACAACTAACCAATTCTACGACTTATGATAATATGCCTACTTACAACGAAAATCCTAACAAGGGTAAAGTTAAAGTATTGGTAAATAGAATTTCTGGAGGTACCTTAGGTGCAGCTTCAAATCTTGTTCCATTCGGCGGTAGGGTTGTTGTTGAGTTTTCTAGCAATAATGTTTTACTTGATACAGTTACAGTAGAGCAGGGGCAAAGTGTTTATGACTCGGCACAATATGCATACGATAATATAGTTGAAAATGTTAATCCAGCATACCCATTAATTCAAGTTAAAATAACAGAAACAATATTTACAGCAGGAAAATTAATAGCAACTTTACTACGATGTGGTAATGCTAATATTCCACTTAAACCTGATGGTTCACCTGGAGAATTTAGTATAACATTTCAAGGTGGATTTATAAGTGAAACTTATAATTGGGATTACAGCCCAACAGCAAATCCAGATAAACAATCATTCACTTTTATAGGACCATTTAGTTTAAGTGAAACTGGTATGATAACTGCAAAACCAAATATATCTAATGTTTCTATTTCAGAACACCACGCAAGATGGTTTACGTTTAATATACAGAATAATACACGTACAATGCCTGGAACTGGACTTCCAACCCCTATTGAAACTATGTCGGCAAATTGTACTAGTAATTTTAACTCATGTTGGGAGGTTGCAGGTGATCCTAGATTCACATTAGATATATGCCAACCGATTTACGATACTCAACCTGAATTTACTTGCAATGACCCTTCAAATGCAGGTGATGTCTACGAGGCAACTTTTGTGTGGAGGGATTGTGATACACAAACCGGTTGTGTTTGTGGGTCACTTGGTAACAATGGTTCAGTAACTACTTGTGGGTGTTAATAGTAATTTTAGTATATAGATTAATAAAAATAACAATTTAAAAATAAATAATGGCAATAATATATAGTTATCCAATAGACACAACACCAGAAACAGGTGATCTATTGATTGGAACTTCCATAGCTGATGGTAATGCCACCAAAAGTTATACAATAGCTAGTCTTGTAGGACTTACTAATACTCAGGGTGGTACAGGTACCGTGCAATCTGTATCTACCACAGATTCTACATTTATAACCATACAAGGAGGGCCAATAACTGGTGACGGTACATTGGTGGCTTTATTATCCGCAGCTGGTACACCATCTGAAACTACTTTTTTACGTGGTGATAATAAATGGATGCCAGCCACATCAACTGGAAGTGCTCAAATAACAGTATCTAATAAAGGTGACCAAATAACTTCAGATGTTGATTCAATCAATTTTACTGGTCTAGGTGTTACGGCTGAATTAACAACTGGTACTAATGATGTTGTTGTAAATATTGAAGAAGCCACAAGTGCTGTTACATCTCTAGCACCAGTTATTCCAGGTATAGCTCTTAGTTCTACAGTTGGTAACGTAACAATAACTAATACAGGTGTAACTTCTATAGTTGCGGGTGCAAATGTAACCATAGCATCTACAGGTGTTAGCGGAACAGGTACTGTAACTTTAAATGCAATAAATAATCCCGGTACAGTGCAAAGTGTAATAGCTGGTGATGGTTTACAGGTAACCGCTGGAACTAATACAGTTAACCCTAGTATTGGAGTTGAAACAACAGGTTCTAATAATTATATATTACGAAGTAAAGTTAATACCCCTATAATAAGTACAGATTTTATACCTTATAACCAAACATCTAGTAACAATATAAAAACAACTACATTATCTACTATACCTATAACGGCACTTCCTTTAATAAAAACATATATAGATGCTGGTGATGCTGGCTCTATAAAAAACTCAACAGATACTTATACATCAACAGCTGTAATAAATAACGTTGTTACAATACTAGCATCAACATACAATGCTGGTAGTTTTGTACCAAACCCTAACACTTTATATATATTAGATGCTGGGGCTGGAACAACACCAGTAACTGTTACACTGAATACTGTTAATGGTATATCCGGTGGAGTTGCTGGAACCGCATACGATATAACTGGAAATGTAACTGGAAATCAATTATCTGGTGTACCAGGAGAAGCATATACATTCACTTCTATAATAACACCAAAAGAAGATTTTTACTTTACAGTACCAGCTAGTGGTATGGTTGTACAAGGTGTATTTCCAGGAGCAAGTGCAACAGTAACTCAAAATTTAGGTGGAACAGTTGCAGCTGCACCAATCCCATCAATAACAGCTACACTTTTAGTTGTAGCAAATATACAAGGTGGACCAGCTGACGGTTCAGGATTTACAATAACTGGTAGTCAAACTAATGCAATAAGTGTTGCACCCGCAAATTCTGCATCACTAGATGTTACAGGTTTATTTACAACAGGGTGCAGTGCAAATACCGGGTTTACTTTTCCTGTTGCACCTACAATTACACCACCTACAAATACAATAAACGGATCACAAACAGTGGTAACAACAATAACAGGAACACTACAAGCAACTTAATAGAAAAACAAAAACATGGCAATAATATATAGTTATCCATCAGAGACCAATATACAATCATCAGATTTATTAGTAGGTACTTCAACTATAGTTCAAAATGGAATAAAAGAAAACGTAACAAGAAATTTTTCTGTAGGTAATCTTGCTGCTTATTTAAATACTATAATAACATCAGTAACTCAAATAACATTTACAGCTCCACTTACTGGTGGTACTATAACTAAAACAGGCACTGTTGGTATTACTGAGGCCAATGGTACAACAGATGGTTATTTAAGTGCTGTTGATTGGACTAGATTTGATAATAAAATGTCTGGTCAATCTGGTACACCTAATAGTATACCTGTTTTTAATACTCCACAAACTACAGTTGATTCATCTCTTACAGATATAACAGCAGGCGTATTTTCAGCCAAACCTTTTTCACCTTTAACAAATGCTACTTCAGATTTAGGTATTACAAATACAAATTCTTGGAGAAATTTATTTTTATCAGGAACAGCTAACGCTGTAGATTTTACAGGTACAAATTTAAGTTTAACTGGAACACTCAGTGCGAACGGTACGGTTGGTACTAATGGTTTTATATTACAATCACAGGGTGTTGGACAACCAGCTGTATGGATTGCTAATGCTGTTGGTGATATAACAGAAATTGATACTACAACTACTGCTGCTTTAAACATAACAAATGGAGCTGGTCCAGGGACTGTTACGGTTGATGCTATAACTGGAACAATAACCGGTGCTGGTACCGGTGCATTAGCTACTAGTGCTGAAATAGTAACATATTTAGCTAATAATGTTGGTACTGTTACTGATGTAATATCAAATTCGCAACAGCAATTAACAGTTACTCAATCTCAAACTACCCCAACACTTAACGTAATTACAGGAGCAATAACAGGCACTGGTACAACTGCACTAGCAACATCAGCTGAAGTAGTAACATATGTTACAGGCCTAGGGTATGGTGTAGGTACACTTACTGGTGTTAATGGAACTACAAATAAAATAACAATTGATAATAGTACTCCGGCTGTACCAGTAATAAATGCTGATACAAGTGGAGGTGTTGCAGCAGGTTCAGCTACATTGGCAACTGGTGATCAAATACAAACAGCTATTTCTGATGCTTTGGTAGGATTTTTAGAGTTTAAAGGTGGATTTAGAGCCGATTCTGGTATTATTACTTCAGGTGTGAATGCAGGTTCGTTTTTATATAATTGTCCTGGAGGCGCGGGTACAAGAATAGCAATAGACATTGGAGATTTTTATATAGTAGAAACAGCTGGTGGTGATTTTTATTGTTCTGCTCAAGACACTCTAGCTATAGGTGATCAAATAGTATGTTCTACCGCCGCGGCAGCTAACGCATCTTTAATTACCTCTTGGACACAAATACAACAAAATATAGGTGTAGCAACAGCTACAGCTCTTGGTATAGCTAATTTTCCAACAGCTGGAGGATTAACTATTGCTGCTGGTGCGGTATCAGCTGTAGGTTTTGCTAGTGTAGCAATTGCTGGTAATGCTGGTTATGTACCAGATGCTACTGGCGCGGCTGCAAATACATTTTTATCAAAAAGTGGGACTTGGACAACCGGACCTACTGTTGGTATTACAAGTGTAGCAACAGGTAATGGACTTGTTGGTGGACCTATAGACGTTGCTAGTCCAACTGGTACAATATCTCCAGATTATACGGCTAATGCTAATAATATTATTTTAGCCGCACCAAACACAATAACAACTGTTGAGAATAATGATTCTTTATTAATTAATGATGATTCTGGCGGAGGAGTTAAGGATGTTTCTCTTAGTTCTATAAAAACTTATATTGCTGCTGGTGGCGGTACAGTTACAAGCGTTGGTCTTGCTATGCCAGCAGCTTTTACTGTTACATCTGATACCTTTAATCCAATAGTTGGACTTGGTACATTTACCGTAACGGGTGCTGGATCAAATTCTGAAGTTATATTAGGTGATGGTACTTTAGGTAATCTTACAACAGGTACTGTTACTACAAATGGTACTCCTACTGCTAATACAATACCTGTATTTTCAAATAGTACTACAATTGGTGATTCAATGATAGCTCAAAATGGAGCTGGAACTACAGCAACAGTGACAGGAGCATTAACAGCAACAGGTCTTATAACTGGTGCTAATTTAACTTCTCAGGGTACTTTAATAGCTGCAACTATAACTGATAGTCTTGGTAATACAGGTGGTGCTAATGAAGTGTTAACTGCTACAGCGAGTGGAGGTTCTTTAGAATGGGATACTGCTGCCGCAAGTTATACTAATTGGAATTTAGCTGGAGATAGCGGAACACCTATAGCTATAACAGATAGTACAACTGCAAATATAAAAGGTAGTGCAGCTGCTAGTCCTGGTGGTGCTGGTATTGTGACTGTTGTTGGTGCAACTCCTGTAAAAGGTACTATAACAATTTCTTTAGTTGGTCAAGCAACTGCAACTGCTACAAATTTTTACAGAGGTGATGGTACTTTTGCAGCTATACCATCTAGTGCAGCAACAAGAGTAGTAAATAGAACTACAGCTGGCGCATCAACAAATAGCCACGTGTGCGGAACAGTTAGTCAAACTAATACAGATTTTATTGATGTATATGTGACTGGGGTTTATCAAAACAAAGATTTATATACCGCCGCTGTTGCTAGTGGTGTAACCACAATAACACTAACAAGTGGAACTTATCCAAATGGAGCCATAATAGAATCTATAACAACAACATAAAATATGGCATTAACTAAACTCTCCACAGACGTAATAGATCTTAGTGGTAACACTGAAGCTTTACTAATACCTAAAGGTACAAGTAATTCTACTGCATCTGTAGAATACCTTGTTGTTGCCGGCGGTGGTGGTGGAGCTGGTAATAGTTCAGGTGGAGGTGGTGGTGGTGCCGGTGGCTTATTGACCGCAACTGCTGATTTTGCTATTTCAGCTGCTTTAGATATAAGTGTAGGTGTTGGTGGAGCAGGTACAACAAATGAAACAAGTGGTGCTGTTGGTGTTAATGGTGGAGATTCTATTTTTTCGACTATAACAGCTACAGGTGGTGGTGGAGCAAAAAATACAGGCTCTGGAGGAAGTAGTTCTGATGGAGGATCTGGTGGTGGTGCTTCAGGTGGAACAAGTGTAGGTGCTGGAAGTGCAAACCCCACCGGTCAAGGAAATAATGGTGGTATAGGTTCTAATCCTAGTGATATAGGTGGAGGTGGAGGTGGAGCTGGTGGTGTAGGTCAACCAGGTGGAAATAGATCAGGTTCAACTGATGGTCAAGGTGGTGCCGCAATATCTAATAGTATAGCTGGAACTTCTTTATTATATGCTGGTGGAGGTGGTGGTGGAGTTTGTGATTTTACTTATAATAGTACGCCAGCCACTGCTGGTCTTGGAGGTGCTGGTGTTTTTGGAACTGGAGGAAATGGTGGTCAAAGTGGAGATCAAGGAACTGATCCATATACAGCTGATGGTGGAGTTGGAGTTACTAACACTGGTGGAGGTGGTGGTGGTGGTTCTAGAAGTGCTGGTGGAACAAATGCAAACGGTGGTGCTGGGGGTTCTGGTGTTGTAATTTTAAGATACCCAACAGCAAATCCAATAACTATAAGTTCTGGTTTATATGGTAATTATGATTATGGTACAATAGGTCAATGTCATTACCCAGTAACAGCAACTGCTTTGTATAGATTAGAGAATGCCATGAGTGATACTTGTGGGACTTATAGTGGAACATCTACTAGTTCTCCGTCATATAGTAATACAGCACCTAAATATGGAACCTATAATGCTGTTTTTAATGGGACTAGTAATTATATAAGTACAGGAATAAATTTTTCCACGCTTACTAATGCTAAAAGTATTTCTATGTGGATAAAGTCAACTGGAAGTTCTTCTATTGGATTTGGTGGTATGGATGGCTCAAGTGCTAATAATGGATTGTTTTCATTTGATGAATCAGCAGGCAACGTTGCTTATATTCCAGTATTTGGTGGGTATCATACTGGTGATGCAAGCACGGTTGTAACTAATCAATGGAATCATTTTGTAGTTACAGATACTAATGTTAACGGAAATGTAAAAATTTACATAAATGGTTCGGAAGTTGTTGTTACAAAGCTTAATAGTAGCTCATACGTTAATAACACCAATATGCAAATTGGTAAACAAATGAGAAATACTGGAACTGCGTTTTTTCAAACTGGTTCAATAGATCAAATTAGAATATTTCCAAGTGAATTAGATGCAGATCAAGTACAGGCTTTATATTCTGAAACTAATGAAGCTACAACCGGTACAATTGGAACAGAAACTTGGTCTCAGTTTATTGCCGGTACTGGAACTGTTAGTTTTAGTGGTACTGGTACAGGTAGACCATCCTCACCTACTGAAGGATTAATGAGGGAAAATACTACTACAAGTAAAATGGAATTTTATGATGGATCATTATGGCAAGAGATAACAGATACAGCTAGTACATATTCAAATAGTGTAATACCATCTGCTAATTTTAATACAGTTATATATTCAAACCCCGGACTTAGTACACCTATTTCAGTTGGTTTTGGCCCTGATATGGTTTTATTTAAAGAAAGGAATGGAATAAACAGTTGGCAACTTTATGATACTGTAAGAGGTGATGATTATGCTCTTTATACTAATGATTCTCAAGCTCAATATAATTATAGTACCCACCCAAATGGAGACTTGTCTCCTACAATTACATCAACTGGTTTTACTACTCCTCCTGTTACAAACAATGGTATTAATAATTCATCTAACTTTGTATCATATAGCTGGAAAGCCGGAGGCGCAGCGGTATCAAACACAGATGGTACAATAACAAGCCAAGTATCTGCTAATGTAGATGCAGGATTTAGTATTGTTGAGTGGACTGACCCAAGTGATAACTCCACTTATACTGTAGGTCACGGATTAAGCTCAGCACCTGAACTTATTATAACTAAAGAAACCAACGATACAGGTTCTTGGTTAGTTTTTGTTAATGGTATAACTAGCATAAACCAGTATTTACTTCTTAATAGTACTGGGACAACTGGAACTCTAGCTAACGTTTGGGGAGCTGCTTTACCTAATAGCACCACTTTTGGTTTAAAATCGGGACAATCTATAACTCTAGGAAAAAATGTTATTGCTTACTGCTTCCATTCAGTAGCAGGATACAGTAAAATAGGTTTTTATGTTGGTAACGGAAGTACTACAGGACCTGAAATTTATACAGGATTTAAACCCGCATTTATAATAATGAAGAAAACAAATGCTACTTCAAATTGGTATATACATGATAATAAAAGAAATGGATCAAGTGGTAATGTTGATGGTATTTTGTTTGCTAATCTTTCCGATGCTGAAGATACAACATATAATTATATTGATTTTACTAGTACTGGCTTTGTATTAAAATTTACTAATTCAGACTATAATACAAACGGAGGAACATATATTTACATGGCAATTGCTGAATAAAATAAAATATGGCTACAACTAAAATAATAAATGATCTTATCGATTTAAATCAGACTGGTAATACTACGGCTTTAAAAGGTTGTGTTGGTACAAATGCTCAACAACCTACTACACCTACTATAAGTGTAGAATACTTAGTTGTAGGTGGCGGTGGCGGCGGCGGTGGATTTGGCCAAGCTGGTGGAGGCGGTGCTGGTGGTTTATCTACTGCCACAATTGGAGTTCCAAATAATACAGATCTTAGTATAGTTGTAGGTCAGGGTGGTGCTGGTGGAACAGGTGCTTTACCAGCTACAGGAGCAAACGGTCAAGATTCAGGTTTTTATCAAATCCAAGGCCAAGGAGGTGGTGGCAGTCAAGGGCATGAAGGTGGTGGTCTTCCTGGAGGATCAGGTGGTGGTAGTGCTACTTTATCTACGGGTAGTAATACTGGTGGCGCTGGAGTTTCAGGGCAAGGTAATGCTGGGGGTACAGCGGTTGTAGCAAATTATGGTGCTCCACATTCAGGTTCAGGCGGTGGTGGTGCAGGTGCACCAGGCACAGGCGGTAATAATTTTGATGGTGATGGTGGTTCCGGATCAGATGCTGTAGCTTTAGGAATAATAACACAAGCAAATGCAGCAACTGCAGGTGTTGGAGAAACAAATGGTGCTGAGAGAAATTTTGCTGGAGGAGGCGGAGGTGGCGCTTATGGAGTTACATGCGGCGACGGTGGTGATGGAGGCGGTGGTGATGGAAATGTTGGTGGCGGAACCCACCCTGTAGCAAATAATGGGTATCCTGGAACAATAAACACCGGCGGTGGCGGTGGTGGAGTTGGATCATATGGACCTGATACTAATATTGGCGGATCAGGCGGTTCAGGTGTAGTAATACTTAAATATGCAAATGCTGATGTAGGTAGTATTACAATAGGTGGAAGTTTGATTGGAGGATTAAGTACTGCAACAGAAACAGATAATGCTTATCCAATAGCAAACACAGCTTTTTATACATTGAATGGAAACTCTACAGATACTAGTAGCACTGGAAGTTATAATGGTGTTGATGGTAGTAGTATAAGTTATGCTTCTGGATATTTAAATCAAGGAGCTGTTTTTACTCAAGTAACAACCTCTAAAATAGTGACACCTAGTCCAATACCCACAACAACTGATAATGATTTTTCAATATCAATATGGTTTAAATATAATAGTGATTTTACTACAGGTTATATCTCATTATGTGGTGGTTCTGGTTGGGTTAGTGGAGCTTATCCTACAATATATTTACTTCTTAGATCCACTGGTATTAGTGGGGAATATACAATAAATGGCGCTAGAGGTTTTGGTGGAACTTTTTATTATGGCCCTCCCGGTAGTGCTTGTCCTTTAATGCATTCAGGAGAATGGTATAATTTAGCAAGCGTTTATACTTCTAGTAATAAAACATTTACTCATTATTTAAACGGATCAGTATTACCAATACCCCAAGCATTAATAAGTTCAGCATCAGGTTCTATAGTTACAAACTTCTGTTATGGTCAATATGAGGATAGTGGAAGTTATAGTGCTTACGCATGGGACGGAATGATGGATCAAATTAGAGTATTTAATAATACTGCATTATCAGCTAGTCAAGTTTTATTATTATATCAAGACACATTTAAGACTAAATTTGATGATAGTACAAATACAACTTTAGTATTTAAAGGTGGATCTGGAACTATTAATTTAATTGGTTCATCTGTACTAGGACCTAAAGTAGGTGATTTAAGAACAAATACAGATCAGACATCAACTAATTACGCAGCAAGTGCAATGGAACATTATATGTCTACAGGGTGGAGAGTATTTGATAATTCAACCTTAGCTACTTGTAATTATCCTACTACAGCAACAGCTTTGTATCAATTAAATAGCGATGGTGGAACTACAAATAATGTTCCTGATACATGCGGAACTTATGATGGTACAGCAACAAGTATTACATATACCACAGGATCAGGAGGTGAGTTTGGTGAGGCTGCAATTTTTAACGGAAGTACAAGTAAAATAGTAGTACCATCAGCAATCAGTATCTCTACAGATGCAACTGATTTTAATCGTTCTATGTGGATATATACAGATGCTGCATTTACTAGTTTTAGGGGTATTATTGGAACTAATGATTCTTATTATAATGCTCCCTCAGAACTTTATATTTCAAATGTTAGCGGAAATACCTATAATGCAACTTTTGTAAGAAGATACGGTGGGACTTATTATGGCTTTGCAAACACTAGTAATTTTACACTATTACCTACTACATTTTATCACCTATCTCTAAATTATAGGTATTCTCCACAATCAATTGATTTATACATTAATGAGTCATTGGTTAGTACAACAACCACAATTGCATTCACAGGTTCTCAATCCGTTTATGCGTATGAATGTCTAGGGCAATATAATGGGAACGGGAGTTATTCATCATACGCTTGGGATGGTAGAATAGATCAAGTAAGATTTTTTAATTCAGCTTTAACAAGCGCTCAAGTAACCTTATTATATAACGAACAATAATGGCAATAACAAAAGTAATAACACCAGATCTTATAGATCTTCCTACGACAATATCAAGTGTAGAGACCAATACAGATGGAGTAGTATTAGCTAAAGGTTCAACTAGTGGTACCGCATCTGTAGAATACCTTGTTGTAGCCGGTGGTGGTGCTGGTGGTGGTTGGTATCGAGGAGGTGGAGGTGGAGCTGGTGAATTAAAAGAAAGTACAATAGCTGTAGATATTGGTGTTCAACTTAATTTAACTGTTGGTACAGGTGGTGGTGGTGTGTTTGTAAATAGCAGCGGTGGATCTAATGGTAACAACGGAATTAATTCTACTTTTGATAGTATAACTTCTTTAGGTGGTGGCGGTGGATCGCCTGGAAACAGTGCTTCTGGAATTATTGGATCTGACGGAGGATCTGGAGGAGGATCTGGAGGTAACTGGGTTGGAACCACTGCTAGTGGAGGATCTGCTATAGGGACTGGTTCAGGAAATAATGGAGGAAATGGAGGACCTGGATCTAGTAGTTTTCAGTGCGGTGGAGGAGGTGGTGGTGCTACTCAAGTAGGATTTAATGCTGGTGCATCAAACACTGATGGATACGGTGGGGCTGGAAAAACATATTCAAACGTAACAAGTATAACTGGCTCTGCTTTTGACATTGCTGGTGGAGGTGGTGGAGCAAACTACGATTTAGGAAATGTAACGCAAGGTGGAACAGGTGGTGGAGCTGCTGGAGCTTCAGGAAGTTCTCCCTATGCAAATGGGCCTTCCGCAGCAAATAACACTGGAAGTGGTGGTGGTGGTGGAAATGGAGATGTACAACCAAGTAGTGGATCAGGTGGAGCCGGTGGGTCTGGTGTTGTAATTTTAAGAACGGTAAGTACAACTACAGCTACTTTTGTTAATGCTACTACATCACTAACTCAAGTTGGTGGAGGTGCGTGGACTAGTGGTGATAAAGTTTATACAATTACAGAAACCACAGGTACTGCTACTGTAACTTTTTCATCAACAGCTTCAGGTGGTAGACCAGTAACAGGGGGTTCATATATTTTAAAAGATGGTGAATTTAGATACAACACTACAACTAAAAAAGTAGAGTATTACGATGGAGCTAGTTGGTTTACTTTAATAAGTACAACAGCGGTTCCACAAGCAGGGACAACAGGTGCTTGTAATTATCCAACTACAGCAACTGCTTTATATCAATTTGAAGATAATGTTAATGATACTTGTCCTGGAGGATTAGACGGAACTATCACGGGAAGTTTATCTTATTCTGCAAGTGGTAAATATGGTAAAGCATTATCAGGTTTTTCTGGTAACAATTTTGTTGATTTCCCAGGCATAACAGGCGTTTTAGATAATGCTACAAATACAGATTTTACATTTTCTATATGGGTAAAATTAAATACTATACCCTCAGTATTTTATGCTGTAACTGGTAAATCAAGTCCTTTTAGTGGAAGTGAATATCAAATGTTTGATTTAATCATATTTCCAGTATCAGGTAATACAATATCAATTCATACAAGAAGAGGTTATGGGGGTTATAATTACGATCCCTCATCATATGCCGCTACATCAACAATAGTATTAGGTAATTGGTTTAATATAACTTGTGCTTATACAGCATCAACAAAAGTTAATCAAATATATATTGATGGCACATTATCAGGTAGTGATATTTTAAGTACTCAAAGTTCAGTAAGAACAATTACATCGGGATACAATATAGGTGCTTATGATTCTACTAGTACATACGCACTTGATGGTGATGTAGATCAAATAAGAATATTCCCATCTGTATTAACAAGCGCTCAAGTAACAGCTTTAGCAGAAGAAACTGCACCATAACTTAAAAAACCAAAAAAACAAGTGATAATATATTATAAACCTATTGTCAAACATTAAAACCAAAACCAATGACACTATTTTACCAGACTCAATCGTGGGGTAGTCAACCACAAAATTCAGAAGAAACCATTAACCTTTGGAAACATCTTGCTAGTAAAAAACACTGGCGGATTGTTCAATTACCTAACGGTTTTTATCAAACTGAATACCAAGATCCACAAGAAGATAAATGGATTGACGTGACCAGAAGAGAAACAATGGATGGTGCTGAAAGTGCTATCGACGCATCAGTCGAGCATTACAGCAAGAAAGTTGAATTCTTAAATGGCCCAAAAGTCGTTAAGACCTTTAAATAGAACACTACAATATAATCAAATTTAATCAAATATGTCAGACTTAATAGTCAAGAATCTTAATTTTGGGCAAAGTGCTCAAAATCAAGTGTTTAAAGGAATTGATAAACTCACACAAGCTGTTAGCTCCACATTAGGGGCTAGCGGTAAATGTGTACTACTAGAAGATGATGCAGGTAGACCATTAATTACAAAAGATGGGGTTACAGTTGCAAACTCAATAGTCTTATTAGATCCAGTAGAAAATATGGGGGCCACCCTTTTAAAAGAAGCAGCCCGCAAAACAGTAAATGAAGCAGGAGACGGTACCACAACCGCAACTGTATTAGCCCATGCAATTCTTAAAGAAGCATCAGAAATAGGTGTAGAAGTAAGTTCTAGGGCACTTAAAGATGGTATTAACTCAGCTACTAAGAAAGTAGTTAAGTATTTAGAGAAAAATAGCTTACCTGTTAAGGGCGATATGATAGATCATATAGCTACGATATCAACCAACAATGATCCTGAACTTGGAAAAATTATTGGTGATGCATTTAGATCTGTTGGTCAAACAGGTATAGTTATGATGGATTATTCTCCTGAAGCAGAAACAGAAGTAGAGATAGTTGATGGGGTACAATATGATAAAGGGATGGCTAATCCTCATTTTGTAAACAATCCAGAGAAGAAATCATGTGAATTAGAAAATCCGGCAGTATTATTAATAGAATCACCGGTTGAAAACATAAGACAGATACAATCTGTTTTAGAATATGTTATTAAAAACAAAAAACCTTTACTTATTATAGCAGACGTAGAAACGCCAGTGGCCGCTACATTAGCTATGAATAAAACAAAAGGCAACATTAAAGTAAATATAATAGGTGCTCCTACTTATGGTGTAAACAAACGAGAACAACTCGATGATTTAGCTATGTTAACCGGGGCCACAGTTATAAATGAAGATCTAGGTGATGATATGGATCTTATACAACCAGAAATGTTGGGTACATGCTTAAGATCTACTACTACAGAAAAAGATACTGTAATACAAGTGGGTGAACCTTCAGAAGAAATCTTAAGTATTATTACCCAAATTAAAAAAGAATTATCAGATGGGCCAATAGCCAGTAAGATAATTATGTTAGAAAAAAGACTCGCAAGACTATCAGCTAAAATAGCGATAGTAAAAGTAGGGGCTAATTCTGATATAGAACTTAAAGAAAAGTCCGATAGAGTAGAAGATGCTATTTGTGCTACAAAAGCAGCAATAAAAGAAGGGATTGTACCCGGTGGTGGTATTGCTCTTTTAAATGCTATGCAAAATATAAAAGCTAAAAATAAAGGTGAACAAGTATTGCTTAATGCAATTAAATCACCATTTAAAGTAATATTAGACAATGCCGGTATTAAATTCCCGGATATATTACCAAAAATAAAAGGTGTAGGATTAAATGTAGTTACAGGTAACTCTGTAGATATGATTACAAATGGTATTATAGATCCTTTACTTGTTACTAAAAGTGCATTAATAAATGCGGTATCTGTAGCTACAACAATATTGTCAACTGATTGTGTTATAAACAACTTAAGACAATGAAAGCTATAGGGAACAATATAATAATTAAAAGTGAGAAAGTAACCACTGATGAAACAAAAGGTGGTTTAATTCTTATTGAAAAAGATAGGGAGGACATAAGATATAAAAAAGCCCGTGTTGTCTCTGTTAGTAATGATATAAAAGGTCTTAAAGAAAAAGATGAAATATATTATGATAAACATGCTGGTCATGGTATAGAGTTTAACAAAGAAAAGTTTACTGTTATAAAATTACAGGATGTCGTAGTGGTATTATGAGTAAATTAACTGCTAGCGATATTAAAGAACTTAATCTTATAAAACACTATAGATTAATTAGAAAATGGGCTTGCAGAAATAATAGTTTAAACGATGCAGATTTAGAATTACTTATATATTTTGATTGCATGGGTTTATTTAGTAAACAAGACTTCAAAGTCGGTACTTATGCTTACAGTTGGGACAACAGACGCTGGAACAAAATGATAAAAAACGATTGGATAGTCGTGTGGAGAGAACGAAACAGAACTACCCAGAAGTACAATATCTATAAAGTTTCTTTCAAGTGTAAACAACTAATAGCTAGAATGTACCGAATTATGTTAGGTGATGAAGATGTGCCTATTAGTAAGAGAAGGAATAAAATAATGCGAGGGGAAACCTACACAGATAAGGTTTTAATAGCAGCAATAAAAAACGTTAATAACGATAAAACAAGATGAACGATAAACTAGGAAGATATAAATCTATAACACCACTAGCACACAATACTGAAAATGGTGAGCAAGACAATGGTTTTTTATATGATGGTGTAGAAGATACTACAACTGGATTAGAAGATCAAGATTCCGGAGAGTCTATTGTTGCGGATGGACCTACAACTCCAAAAATTAAACCACCTAAAGAAGAAAATCCTTTAAACCCTATAGAAGACATAGTTAAAACATCTCAAAATGAAAGCCAAATGTATAGTCCAGCTTTAGAAGATGTTAATTATGGTCTTGGTTTAGGACCAAATTCAGGTGACCAAGTACAAAAAAGTATAGATAATCTTCAAACTTCATATGGAAAAGGTGCTGCGTTTATGAAAAAAGGCAGATTTAGAAAATAAACAAAGTGACACAAAATTAACAACGCAAAAAATTCAACACATAAAAATAATAATTATGCATAACGATAAAGCACATCAAAAAGCAAGTAAAGGTCAAAAAATTGGAGTAGTAGGTGAATCTCATATATGGGATGGACCATTAAATCAAGGTGGAAGATTGCATGGATCTGGATCTAGTTCCGGTATAACAGGTATGCAAGTATCTAAGTTTCCTGAATCAAGAGCTTCAATGCAGGTAAAATACCCTGTTACTGCTTTGGCTCAAGGTAAGAAGATTTAACAAATTAAAATGGAAATGACAGATATAAAACTACTTGTTATAAACGGTGTAGCGTTAGCTATAACCATGACTGAATTAGAAGTATCATTAAAAATTATACTTTTACTTGTAACTATTGGATATACAGTATTTAAATGGGTAAAACTTAAAGAAAAGAAGTAATAATTAAACTATAATCATAAACAAAATGGAAAAAGGACACTTTGGGGGTTACACCGGTAACGCTAGACATTCAAAAGTAACATCAAGCAACGTACACGCGTCTGAACGTGACGACGCTGCTCATATATCTTATCTTAAAAGAGATGTATTAGATGATCAAAAATATGGTGGTAGCCATAAAGATGAAAATCAAACAGCTGATGAAAAACATATTTCTAAATTAGCCGGAGATATGAAATATGATAAAGATCATCACTAATGAAAAAACAACCATTTTATAAAAAAGGTAGTCCTTTAAATCAATTTCCTGATCCTATTAAATTATTAAGAACAAAATTTGGAGGTAAATCTAATCCAGGAGATTTAAATAATTCAACATCTCCTAGAGGTGCACTTGCCTCGCATAGATATCATAATACCCCACCTACATCTTCTTTTGGAGAGCGAGTTACAAACACTATTAATAGTTTGTTTAATCTTAACAATGAAGCACCAAGAACACAAGGTAAAACTTTAGAAGTTGATACCTGGAGGAATGAAAATGTTCGCAAAGAAGAAAAAAAGCCAGTTGTTTCAGGTAATCCAGTTACTCCAGTTGTTTTAGGTAATCCAGAGAAAAAGACAGTTATCAAAAACAAAAAGCCAGTTGAATCACAATACAAAGATGAAGGTTCTGGTGGTGGTGGTGGTATTAATACATCATTCATGAAAGATTATAGCCTTGGTGAAGATTCAAATATTAAAAACGCAGGTATTAATCTTGTTAAAAATTCAGCTAAAGGTATATTAACAAGGCATGGTGGTTCTACAACGCGAGATGGTAAGCTTATGAAAACTTATGATAGTGATGTTTCTGCTAGTGGTAAAGCTGGTAGAAAAGCTAGAAAGCAAATGAAGAAAGATGATAAAATGGCTGGGCTTACTCGCCCAGAAAGAAGAGAAAGAAAACTAATGGCTAAAGCTATGGCCAGTCAAAGGGCTGCCGGTTTAAACTTTACAGCGGGTGATAATATGAGTGCTGAAATAGGTGAAGTAGGTCAAGCTATGTTATCCCCATCTCAAAGTAGTTTTACGACAGAAAGAGAAGCTGGTCTTGATTATGGTGGCAAAGCTAGAAAAAAAGGTATGAGATTGATTAATAAAACTAATCAATTTATAGATAGACAAAGAGGTCAAGTATCTCAAGGTTCATCTATGGAGCCGGGTATAAGAAAACCACAAACAGCAACACAATCATTAACTGAAGAAATAAGTAATAGGGGTGATAATCCTACTCAATCTATTGAAATAAATAAAATATCTAGTGCAGGCCAGAAAATTCAAGATAAAATTGCAGCAGGATCAAGTTATAAACCTACATCCCCAAAAATAAATCCAGAAGATGTTATAAATAAAATTCAGCCAGGAAGAAAAGAAATACAACTACCTGGTTCCAGTATTTCAAGGGGAGATATAGGCTCAGGAATTTATAAAACTGGTCCAATTAAAAATCTTAGTACAGGTGTAGTTAAAGGTAAAGTACCTACTCAACAAGTCAAACAAAAACAAGCTTTCTATAAAAAAGGTCCTCTTCTTCACGTAAACCCTAATGACCCTGGTCATGATCCAAGTATTAAACATAAACAAAATGTTGAGGGTGTTGATGTGGGTGGTAATGATTCTACTACATATGATTCTAAAAGTGATGGGTATGGTATAGATAATAAAGCGGTAACAAATAATCCGGCTTTTAAAAATAAAAATTTATCTGATTTTCCTATGAATTCTCAGTTGCGTAAAGACTATTATACAGCTAGAGGTCTGGCGCAAGATTATACTACTGAATTAAAAATTAATTCTGGAGGTGAAGATTCCCCGGATTCTTCCTCCCAAACCAAAAATGTCGAAATGGAAGAAAAAAATACAGGAGTAGAGAAAGAAAATACAGAAGTGGTAGAACCACAAACAAATAAAAACACAAACCAAAAACCTAAAAAACAAAAAATGGGTCTTATATCTGAAGAACAAGCCGGTGTATTCTTTAAAAAAGGTCCATTAAATACAATTAAAAAAATAGTTAGAAGATAACAGAATAGAACTGTATAAAATCTAACCAAACATTAAAACAATAAAACAATAAACATTAAAACAAAAACAAAATGGCAAAATTTATAAAATTTCCGTGTACTAATACAGCTGTAGCGGCACCGCTATCACCTATAAATAATATATTAGTAAACGTTGAAGACATTACAACAGTTGTAGCAACAGGAGCTACAGGTGGTACTGCAAAAACTGTAGTTATCGGTTTAACTGGTAGAGCTGCTCAAGCTGCTGCTGCTGGAGGTGCTGGTGGTAGAACATTAACATTAACAGTAAGCACAAACACCGCGCTTCCATTGGTTAATCCAACACTTAACACTGGTCAACAAAATCCATTAGTTGCAGCTGTAAGAGGAGCAATGACTGCTAATCCAGGAGGCGTTGTAACTACTTGCTCACCGGGATTTGATGACATAGCAACTGCTGCAAATCCAAGTGGAATTAGAATGTATTGGGCTACAGCTACATATGCATAGTAGTAAAGGTCTTGGTGATAGTATAGAGAAATTTACCACTAAAACTGGGATTAAAAGTATTGTTGACAAAGTATCGCAGGGGCTTAATGTTCCCTGCGGTTGTCAGCAAAGAAAAAATGTGTTAAACGAAATGTTTCCTTATAAAAAATAATATGGCTTTTAAATTAAATAATCCTCCATATACAAAATTTGTAACGCCAGTTCATGAAATGGATTTAGATGATGGTATTTTAGGTAAAGCAGATAAAAATGGAAATATATTAATAAATAAAAAAATAAAAGATCCAAAACAAAGAGAGGAAGTTATTAATCATGAAGATATACATATACAACAAATGAAAGATGGTATATTAGATTATGATGATGATAATGTGTACTATAAAGGCAAAACATATCCTCGTTCAGAAATGAAGGAAGGTAGTCCAGCTTTAGCTTGGGAAAAAACAGCATATAAAAAAGAAAATATTAAAAACACATAAAATGGGATACGGGAGTAAAGAAGTAACAAGTGATTCATGGATAAAAAAACATACTCGAGATTTATATAAATATAACCCTGTTGTTAATAAAGCAAGCGCTTTAAATAAACGAGGTAATATTAATAAAAAATAGTAATAAATGTTTAAATTCTTACTAGGTCTTTTAGGCAAAGGTAACGGAGATAAAACCGTTGCTGGTAACTTGGCTTGGGATATAAGAGAAGCAATAAAAGGTAAAGAGTTAGACCCTGAAAAATTAATAGAATTACAAACAAAGATCAATGCAGTTGAAGCTCAGCACCGTACATTATTCGTTGCTGGGTGGAGACCGTTTATTGGTTGGATATGTGGAGTAGCATTGGCCTATAATTTTGTCATAAGAGACTTATTTATATGGGTTACAAAAACTACCGAAGCTCCACCCGCTTTACAGATGGATCATTTAATGACCGTATTGTTAGGTATGTTAGGCTTAGGTGGATTAAGAACTTACGAAAAAATTAAAGGAAAAGATAAATAAATAAAAATAAATATGTATCAACAAAATCAAAGTGATATGTTCACAAATGCAGTAGAAGTAGAATTAGCTGCAACATTATCAAATGTAACAATTCCTGGTGCTAGGTTTGTTGGAGCTAATACCTCTGCAAACATAACCGCTAGCGCTTCTGCGGTAGCATACCCATCAATTGGTGCGGCTGCTGGTGGAACTTTTTTAGGTTCTGCAAGACCTAGTGTTAGAGGTGTAGGGACTGGTGAACAAAATGATCGAATAGGTGTTTCATATACACTTGTGGCAGATGCTACCGGAGTAATTACCAGTATAACTCCAGTTCAAACAAGACGTAATGGAAACATACAAGGAGCAGCAACAAGTGTACCATTAAATCCAGGTGTAGGTCCAAACATAGGACTAGGTACTATTATATTTGATACCGCATGTTTAATACAAGCTTTTGGTGCTTTAACTCCGGCTATAACAGGTTCTGTTACTTGTACAATGGTAGCAGGGGATTTTCAAGTTCCTAGAAGTGGTACAGTTGCAGGTGCAGTAGAAAGTGTCTATGAATTTGATTCACGATCAGGTGGAGATAGTTTTGGCATATGGATAGGTGTTGCCGGTACTATTAAACTAGAATTAGCAGGTGCTCCAGCTAATCAATTTGTTACCATAACAGCTCCAGTTGGACCTATGGATTTACAAGCTAGAAAAATATATATAGGAGCCAATACTACAGCAACGGGAATACTAGCCCTTTACTAGTAAAAATTAAATCAAATTAAATTAAATGAAAAAAGTAAAATCAATAAAAGCCGAAGAGGCTAAGGTTCAAATTACAATAGATCAATTAGCTAAAATCAAAAAACAGCAAGAAGACCTAGGTGGTCTATTAAGAGACATAGGTTATCTTGAAACTCAAAAGCATGAATTAAATCATAAATACGCTATATTAGTTGAAGAAATTGAAAAGTTAAAAACAGAGTTAGAAAAAGAATATGGCGCTGTTAATATTAGTTTAGAAGACGGCACTTGTACTCCTATAGATAAAAAAAGTGAGTAGTAAAGTTATAAGAAAAATCAGCATTGGTTCTGATTATAAAAATGATGCCATGCACTATGCTATAGGACAGCAAGTGTATGGTGGTCACACAATCTCTCATGTGCTATATGATGAAGAAGAATCATCTTATAATATTTTTATTAAAAAAGAAGATGAGGTATTACCATGGAAAAAATTTAATTCCAATATGGCTATATCGGTCGAATATGATCTAGAATACTAATGAACAGCATTTACCAGTTTATAATACAGCCTATTGGTAAAAGATATAATAATAAAATAAATGTTGATGATAAAGAATTAATTATTAATTCTAGTATTTCAGATCATAAATTCATTAATAGAACTGCTAAAGTTATCGGTGTTCCACTTGGAATAAAAACTTATATTAAAAAAGGAGACATAGTTATAGTACATCATAACATATTTAGAAGATACTATGATATGAAAGGCAAATCAGTAAATGGATCTAAGTTTTTTAAAGATGATTTATACTTTGCAATGCCTTCTCAAATATATTTATATAAAAGAAATGATGAGTGGAAAACAAATGAAAATTTTTGTTTTGTAAAACCACTTTATGAAAAGAATGAATTTAAGGATAATAAATTAAAAAAGAACATTGGTATATTAAAGTATAGTAATAGTTCATTAGAAGTGCTAGAAATAACAGAAGGAGACGTGGTAGGATTTAAACCTAAGCGAGAATTTGAGTTTGTTATTGATAAGCAACTTTTATATTGTATGGAATCAAATGATATTGTAATTAAATATGAACACAAAGGAAACGAAATTAAATATAATCCAAGCTGGGCAAAAAGCAGTAGAGGAATTAATTAAAGTTGCAAAAGAAAAAATTGTAGATTCAGAAGAAGATATTTCTGCTGATAGATTAAAAAATGCAGCGGCTACAAAAAAATTAGCTATCTTTGATGCTTTTGAAATACTAACACGTATAGAAGAAGAGGAAAGTATGTTAAAAGAAAGTTCTAAAAAAGATAAAGGCGCAAACTTTAAAGGTTTTGCAGAGGGGAGATCTAAATAATGTATCAACAAACTCTATATAAAATTTTACCAGACCATATTAAATCTAAAGTACTTAAAAGAAATAATAGATATAAAAAATGGGAGACAGGTTACAATGAAGAATATGATATTATTGTTATTAGTAAAACTGGTCAAATTGGTGAAGTATATGAAATACAAGGTCTCAAAGTGGCACTTCCATTAGAAAAGGACATTTATAAAAGATCAGGCAAAAAAGATGAACAATATTGGGAATCTCATAGTTATCCATCAGAATTATCAAAAATTAAAACAGTTTTTGATTGGAATAATTATCCTTCCCTTTTTAAAGATAAATGGTATGATTACATTGATGAAGAGTTTAAAAGACGCGATGAAGGGTTCTGGTTCTATAACAAAGGTAATCCTAGTTATATTACTGGTTCTCATTACATGTACCTGCAATGGACCAAGATTGATGTTGGGCAACCAGATTTTAGGGAGTCAAACAGGATCTTTTACATTTTCTGGGAGGCATGCAAGTTGGACACCCGATCTTACGGATTGTGTTACCTTAAGAACAGACGTTCTGGATTTTCATTCATGGCATCTTCGGAACTTGTACACCAGGCAACCATCTCTTCGGATTCCAGATATGGGATATTATCGAAGACTGGAGCTGATGCAAAGAAGATGTTTACCGATAAAGTTGTACCCATATCAGTCAATTACCCCTTTTTCTTCAAACCGATCCAGGACGGTATGGACCGTCCCAAGACCGAACTCGCCTATAGGATCCCTGCCTCGAAACTCACACGGCGAAAACTTGATAAGAACGAACGTCCCGAGGACCTTGTCGGGTTGGACACCACAATCGATTGGAAGAACACAGGGGACAACTCGTATGACGGTGAGAAACTTAAGATCCTTGCCCACGACGAATCCGGGAAATGGGAGCGTCCAGACAACATCCTCAATAACTGGCGTGTCACGAAAACAACGTTAAGATTAGGTAGCAGAATAATTGGTAGATGCATGATGGGTTCAACATCCAATGCACTAGATAAAGGAGGGACTAATTTTAAAAAACTATATGATTCATCAAACGTCACAAATAGAAACCGTAATGGTCAGACTAACTCAGGACTATATAGTTTGTTCATACCTATGGAATGGAATTACGAAGGATACATCGATATGCATGGATTTCCTGTATTCGACACTCCAAAAAAACCCGTCGCCGGCATTGATGGATCCAAGATTCAGATCGGAGTTATCTCGCATTGGGAAAACGAAGTTGATGGTTTAAAAGATGATCAAGATAGTTTAAACGAATTTTATCGTCAGTTTCCACGAACAGAAAAACATGCTTTTAGAGATGAAGCAAAACAATCTTTATTTAATTTAACTAAGATTTATGAACAAATAGATTATAATGAAGATTTAAGAAATACAAATATTTTAACACAAGGTAGCTTTCAATGGGAAGGAGGGGTTAAAGATACAAGAGTCATGTTTTATCCTAATAAAAATGGAAGATTTTTAATATCATGGATTCCACCATCGCAGTTACAAAATAAATATTTAATTAAAAATGGTATAAAATATCCAGGTAACGATCATACTGGTGCGTTTGGCTGTGATTCTTATGATATATCAGGAACAGTAGACGGTAGAGGTTCAAATGGATCTCTTCATGGTTTAACTAAGTTTTCTATGGAGGATGTTCCTCCTAATAGTTTTTTTTTAGAATACATAGCAAGACCCCAAACTTCTGATATATTTTTTGAAGAAGTATTAATGGCTTTAGTTTTTTATGGTATGCCAATATTAGCTGAAAATAACAAACCAAGATTGTTATACTACTTAAAAAGAAGAGGATACAGGGGATATTCTATAAATAGACCAGACAAAACATATAATAAACTATCTGTAACAGAAAGAGAAATAGGTGGTATACCTAATTCAAGTGAAGATATAAAGCAAGCTCACGCAGCTGCTGTAGAGGATTATATAGAAAATTTTGTTGGTCAAGTAAACGAAGGATATGGAGACATGTATTTTCAAAGAACACTAGAAGATTGGGCTAAGTTTAATATAAATAACAGAACAAAACATGATGCGTCTATTAGTTCGGGGTTAGCAATAATGGCGTGTAATAAAAATAGATATGCACCATATGCTGAAAGGATAATATCAAAAGTCCCAGTTGGTATTAAAAGATATGACAATAAAGGGTACAATTCAAAAATAATGAAAATAAATGGTTAACATTAACTATAACAGCACTTTTCCAAATCAGGTAGTACCTGAAGAAGAGAAAAAAACCTACAAGTATGGTTTAGCCGTTGCGCAAGCTATAGAACACGAATGGTTTAGAAACAATAGTGGACAAAATAGATTTATTGATAATTTTCAAAATTTTAATAGATTAAGATTATATGCAAGAGGCGAACAGCCAATACAAAAATATAAAGATGAGTTGTCTATAAATGGAGATTTATCTTATTTAAATTTAGATTGGAAACCAGTACCTGTTTTAGCTAAGTTTGTAGATATAGTAGTTAATGGTATGACTGAAAAAGGTTATCAAATAAAAACTTTTGCTCAAGATCCTTTTGCTTTAAAACAAAAAACTCAATTTGCTCAAAATGCAATAAGAGATATAGAAAACAAAGAAGCTATAAATTCTTTACAATCTAAGCTAGGTCCTAATGCTAACTTATTTGCATCAGCTAATCCAGATAGTTTACCTGGAACAACAGAGGAATTAGATTTATATTTACAATTAAACTTTAAGCAAGCTGTTGAGATAGCTGAAGAAGAAGTTTTAGAAAACATATTACAATATAATAAATTTGATGAAACTAAAAAAAGGTTAGCTCAAGATTTAACAATACTAGGTATAAGTTGTGTTAAAACAAGTTTTAATTTATCAGAAGGAGTTACAATTGATTATGTTAATCCAGCAAATATTGTTTATTCATACACTGATGATCCTAATTTTGAAGATATATATTATGTAGGAGAAGTTAAAAGTATGACTTTAGCTGAAGTTAAAAGACAATTTCCTAGTTTAACAGACCAAGAATTAGAAAAAATTCAAAAATACCCTGGTAGAAGTTCACATACAAGTAACTTCTGGGGTCAACAAACTCAAGATCAAGTACAAATTTTGTTCTTTGAATATAAAACGTATCACGATCAAGTATTTAAAATAAAACAAACTGAGCAAGGTTTAGAAAAAACTTTAGAAAAACCAGATACTTTTAATCCACCACCTAATGATAATTTTGAAAGAATATCAAGATCTATAGAGGTTTTATATTCTGGAGCTAAGGTTTTAGGTATGGGTAGTGAAATTTTAGAATGGAAGTTATGTGAAAATATGACTAGACCCTTTGCTGATACTACTAAGGTTAATATGAATTATGTAATTTCTGCACCTAGAATGTATCAAGGAAGAATAGATTCATTAGTAAGTAGAATAACTGGTTTTGCTGATATGATTCAAATTACTCATTTAAAATTACAACAAGTATTATCTCGTATTGTTCCAGATGGTGTTTATTTAGATGTTGATGGTTTAGCTGAAGTAGATTTAGGTAATGGAACAAACTATAATCCTCAGGAAGCATTAAACATGTATTTTCAAACTGGTAGTATAGTTGGTAGATCATTAACACAAGATGGGGATCCTAACAGGGGTAAAGTACCAATACAGGAACTACAAAGTTCTAATGGTATGTCTAAGGTTCAATCAATGATACAAACTTATCAATATTATTTACAAATGATAAGAGATGTCACTGGTCTTAATGAAGCTAGAGATGGAAGTTCACCAGATAAAAATGCGCTAGTAGGTTTACAAAAAATGGCTGCTGCTAATTCTAATACAGCAACTAGACACATATTACAATCATTAATGTATTCTACAGTTAGAACTTGTGAGAATATAAGTTTAAGAGTAGCTGATATGCTACAATTTCCAACAACTAAAGCATCGCTAATAGGTAGTATAAATGGATTTAATGTTGCTACCTTGGGCGAAATAGAAAAACTTGCTCTTCATGATTTTGGTATATTTTTAGAATTAGAACCTGACGAAGAAGAAAAAGCACAACTAGAACAAAGTATACAAATAGCTCTTCAGCAAAAAACAATTGGGTTAGAAGATGCAATTGATTTAAGAGAGGTCAAAAACCTCAAGCTTGCTAATCAAATGCTTAAATTTAGACAAAAGAAAAAAGAAGAAAAAGACAGGGCTCAACAATTAGAAAATATACAGGCTCAAGCTCAAGCTAATTCTCAATCAGCTGAAAAAGCAGCTATGGCTGAAGTTCAAAAAAACCAAGCATTAGCAGAAACAGAAGTTCAAATAGAACAAGCTAAATCTCAGTTTGAAATTCAAAGAATGGAACAAGAGGTTATGAATAAAAAACAATTGATGGCTGAAGAGTTTAGTTATCAAATGCAATTAGCTCAAATGGAACAACAAGGCCAAAGACAAAAAGAACAATCAGTAGAAGATCGTAAAGACAATAGAGTGCAAATACAAGGTACACAACAAAGTGAACTTATAGACCAACGACAAAACAATTTATTACCTAAAAATTTTGAATCAAGTAATGATAGTTTAGATGGTTTTGGATTAGAGCAATTTAATCCTAGTTAATTATTATTAATTTTATATTATATTATGTCAAATCAAGAAACACAAATAAAAGAAAAAGAAGAGATTAAATTAGAAACTAAAAATCTTTCACCTACCAAAACAGAAGGTGAATTTAAAATAAAGTCTGCTAAAAAGATGAAAAATCTTGGAGAAAAATCAACTCCTAAAATAATAAAAGTAGATTTAACAAAAACAAAAGAAGATGCCATTCAAACACAGGAGACAAATGATAGCAATGTTGTTGTCAAAAAACTCGAAGACAGTAAAAACAGCGAAGGATTGGTTAAGGAAATACGGACCACCGAAGAAAAAGTAGAAGAAACATCTGATTCACCAATACAAGAAATAACTGATGAAGAAAGTAACATTGACGAGAGCGGAGTGGCAGGAAGCAATGAAATTACCCACGCCGTATCAGAACAAAAAGAAATACCAAAGGAAGTTGAAGCACAAAAACTACCTGAAAATATAGAAAAATTAATTAAATTCATGAAAGACACCGGTGGTGATGTGAACGATTATGCACGTTTAAACGCTGATTATACAAACATAGACAGTGAGTCTTTATTACATGAATATTACAAAACAGCTAAACCACATCTTAATGCAGAAGAAAGAGGATTTATAATTGAAGACTCTTTCCATTTTGATGAGGAATTAGATGAGGCAAGAGACATTCGTAAGAAAAAACTTGCCTATAAAGAAGAAGTTGCAAAAGCTAAAAACTATTTAGAGGGATTGAAAACAAAATATTACGACGAAATCAAGTTGAGACCCGGCGTAACTCAAGACCAACAAAAAGCTACAGATTTTTTCAACCGATTTAATGAGGAAAAAAAAGCAGGTGATGCTAGACACGTGGAGTTTATAGCCAAAACTAAATCGCTCCTTAACGATGATTTCAAAGGTTTTGATTTTAAAGTAGGGGACAAAAAATTTAGATATGGTATTAAAGATCCTTCAAGTGTTGCTGATAATCAAGGTGATATTTCTAATTTCATTAAGACGTTCTTAAATGATAAAGGAGAAATAGGAGATCACAAAGGTTATCACAAAGCTTTATATGCGGCCAAGAATGCTGATACAATAGCCCAACATTTTTATGATCAAGGTAAAACTGATTCAATAAAAGATCAATTAGCTAAGTCTAAAAATATAAGTACTCAACCTAGAAAAACATCTGAAGGTAATGTATTTGTTCAAGGTTTAAAAGTAAAAGCAATTAGTGGACTTGATTCTTCACAATTAAAAATCAAAAAAAAGAAATTTAACTAAAAAAATTAAAAAATGAGTTTAATACCACAATTTGGTACGATAGTACCTTCGCAAACACAACAATTATTAGCTAGTGCATATCTAGCTTTTGATGGTGCTGCTGGAGGTAACTTCGCACAACAATATCTACCTGAGTTATACGAACAAGAAGTAGAGCGTTATGGAAACAGAACGTTATCAGGCTTCTTACGTATGGTAGGGGCAGAAATGCCTATGACATCCGATCAAGTTATTTGGTCAGAACAAAACAGATTACACATAGCTTACACTAATTGTGTTAATAATCAAGGTGCTGCTAACCCAACAATTACTATTCCTGTAACTGCTGCTGGTGTTGTACCTGCTATTGCTAACGTAATTAGTCCAGGTCAAACAATAGTAGTAATGGATAATGCGGGTAACGAAGCAAAATGTTATGTATCTGCAAGTAATACGGCAACAGCAGGTGCTGGTGCTGGTGCTTTAACTGTACAACCATATTTAACTGCTGGTCTTCCAGCGGCTACAATGGGTGCCACTGTTAAGATATTTGTATACGGTTCGGAATTTACTAAAGGTGCTGCTACTGCAAATGCAGGCGCGGGTGCTTTAGCAAACAACAATGCCTTACAACCACAAGTAACTATTACTCCTACTTTTACACAATTCTCTAACTCTCCTATTATCATAAGAAACGTTTATACAATAAATGGATCTGATATGGCACAAATAGGTTGGGTTGAAGTTGCTACAGAAGATGGAACAACTGGATACTTATGGTACTTAAAAGCTGAATCTGAAACAAGATTACGTTTTGAAGATTACTTAGAAATGGTATGTGTTGAAGGTGAACAAACTGCTGCGGCATCTGGAGTTGCTGTTTTAGCAGCTGGTCTTGGTGGTACTCAGGGTTTATTCTCTGCAATTTCTGCTAGAGGTAACGTTGAAATTGGATTTGCTGGCGCAGCTGGTTTAGACGACTTTGATGAAATTCTTAAGAATTTAGATACTCAAGGAGCTATCGAAGAAAATATGCTTTTCTTAAATAGATCAACTTCTTTAGAATTCGATAACATGCTTTCGCAAGTATCTATGGGTTCTGCTGGAGGTACTGCTTATGGATTATTTGAAAACTCTGAAGAAATGGCATTAAATCTTGGATTTAGTGGTTTTCGCAGAGGATCTTATGACTTTTATAAAACTGACTGGAAATACCTAAATGATGCATCAACTCGTGGAGCTCAATCAGGACCATCTTCTATTGAAGGTGTTTTAGTACCTGCTGGAACTTCAACAGTTTATGACCAAATTTTAGGAACAAACATCAGACGACCATTTTTACACGTTAGATATAGAGCTTCTCAAACAGAAGACAGACGTATGAAGTCTTGGTTAACTGGTTCTGCTGGTGGTGCGTATACTTCAAATCTTGATGCTATGGAAGTTAACTTCCTATCTGAAAGATGTTTAGTAACACAGGCTGCTAACAACTTCGTTTTATTCCAAGGAGTTTAATATTAATGTAAAGACAAGGGTGTCGTTTGGCACCCTTACTTTACTATTTTAACTATTTAATTATATTATATTATGACAACAAAAACAAAAACTCAACAACAAGGTTGGGAAATAAAAGATAGAACATATTTAGTAAAAGGTGTTAATCAACCTTTAACTTTAAAAATACCATCAAGACACACAACTAAGCATGCTTTACTGTGGTTTGATGAAAAATTAAATGAGCAAAGAGAGATAAGATATGCTACAAACCAAAATTCACCATTTAAGGATGAACAAAAAGGTGAAGCCACTCTTGGTCATATAATATTTAAAGATGGTTCTTTGACAGTAAGAAAGAAAGAACAAGCTTTACAAAAAATACTATCATTATACCATCCTTTAAAAGGTAACAAGTATAATGAACTAAACGTTATAGAGGATGCTAAGGATGAATTAGTAAATTTAGAATTAGAAATAGATGCTTTAAACATAGCTAGAGGTTTAGATGTTGACGAAGCAGAGGCAATATTAAGAGTTGAAATGGGATCTAAAGTATCAGAGATGAGTTCTAAGGAGATCAAAAGAGATTTACTTATGTTTGCTAAAGATAACGCAGAATTGTTTCTAAACTTAGCTAAAGATGATAATGTTCAATTAAGAAATTTTGCTATAAAAGCAACAGAGGCTGGAATTATTAAACTAGCTTCAGATCAAAAAACATTCCAATGGGCTACAAACGGTAAAAAGCTAATGACTGTACCTTTTGATGAACATCCATATGCTGCTATGGCTTCTTTCTTTAAAACAGATGAAGGTTTAGATATTTATAAATCAATAGAGAAAAAACTTTCTTAATGTGTAATACTAATAAGGGAGGTGTAATGCCTCCTTTATTATAATAAAAATAACAAATGGCTATATCCGTAAATACCGTATATCAAACGGTTTTATTAATATTAAACAAAGAACAAAGAGGTTATATAACCCCTGAAGAGTTTAATAAAATTAGTAATCAAGTGCAACTTGAAATATTTGAAAAGTATTTTGAAGATATTAATCAGCAAATAAGAGTACCGCAAACCGATACAGATTATGCTGATAGGGTTGTTAATCTTGATGAAAAAATAGCTATATTTAAAACATTTGGTAATGCTCTTCCAACAACCCTACCTGATGGTATAACAAACTATTGGAATCTTCCTGTTGTAGATGCATTTGGAAATGATGTTCAATCGACATCTAGTACGCCTTTTTATAGACTAGGTACCGTGTTGTATAATAATGAAATAGAAGTGGAGCGAATAGATCGTTCTGATTTTTATCATGTAAATAGTTCTTTACTTACTAAGCCTACAAAAACTTATCCAGTTTATTTATATGAAAACGAAAAATTATTTGTAAAACCTAATTCTATAAATAACCCAGGAGACATACAAATTGACTTTATAAGAAAACCGGCGCCACCAATTTGGGCTTTTAGCGTAGGTTCTTTAGGTCAATATATATTTAACTCAAACGTAAAGTCAGCTGCTTTGCCTAGTGGTCATGTTGATTTTGAACTTCACAAATCTGAACAAACTAGTTTAATAATAGAAATATTAATGTATGCTGGTATAATAATAAGAGATCCTCAAATAATACAAGCAGCAGCTCAAGAATCAGCTACAAATGAACAAAACTCAAAAAGTTAATAAACTATGGCAACACCTAATGGAGGTTTAATAACAGAAACTAACGCTCAGTATTTCACCGGTACACAAGTAGTAATAGCAGTTAATCCAAGCGCGGGCGTAGGACAAACTGTTTTTAAAACCACTTTTAATACAGCACTTACTTTTGGTTCCAACGACCCAACTAATCCTCTTTATAATAATAACAACTTTAGACTGTATACAAGCACATCTGGAGCCACGGGAACTTTTACCGAATATATACAATCCTATACCGTATTAAATAGCATTATAACTTTAGCAGCCACAATTGCTGCTGGAACCTATGTTGTTATACAATTACTTAGTGAAAGTGGTGGAAAGTTTGGAAACAAAGATGCACTAGGCACTGTAGTGGAAGAAAACTATGCTAATTACCAATACATAAAAATAAAAGATGTAGTTAATAATTTTTTAGTAGCCTATGTTGGCACTGGTAAGCTTATTTCAAGTGTAAAACGAACAGATTTAATGTTTCATGCAAAAAGAGCTTTACAGGAATTTAGTTATGATACATTAAGAAGTATTCATTCTCAAGAACTAAATATACCAGTAAACTTAAGTGTTCCTTTACCTCAAGACTATGTAAATTATGTTAACGTTTCGTGGGTTGACGCTCAAGGCATTAAACATATTATTTATCCTACTACATTAACCTCAAATCCTTACACAAAACCTATACAAGACGCTCAAGGAATACCAACTCAAACAAACCAAGGAGAAAACATAACAGGAACATCTTTAATTGAGGCTCGTTGGGCTTCTAATAATCTTAATATAATTAATGAAATAAGAGACGATATTGTTGGTAGACTTATAGCGGATGGATTATATGGTTTTTATGGAGAGTCTTTAGCTTATGGTCAAAGATATGGCATGCAACCAGAAATTTCTCAGATTAATGGATGGTTTACTATAAATGAAAGAGAAGGTAAAATGTCTTTTTCTAGTGATTTACAAGATAAATTAATAATATTAGAATATATATCTGATGGTTTAGCTTATGATCAAGACATGCAGGTACCTAAGCTAGCAGAAGAAGCTATATATGCCTATATTATGCATGCGGTTTTAGCTAGTAGAATAAACCAGCCTGAGTATATAATACAAAGATTGCGTAAAGAAAAAAGTGCAAAATTAAGAAATGCTAAAATAAGATTATCTAACATTAAATCTAATGAGTTTATTCAGATTATGAGAGGTAAATCTAAGTGGATTAAATCATAAATTAAATGGCAGAAGTTAAAAACTCTTTCATTAAGTCTAAAATGAATAAAGACCTAGATGCTAGGTTGTTACCAAACGGCGAATATCGTGAAGGACTTAATATACAAGTAAGTAGATCAGAGGGTGCCGACGTTGGAGCGTTAGAAAATGTTTTAGGTAACGAAGAAATAGTTAATTTTAAAACAATAAGTGGTTGTAATCCTGTAACTAGTGGTGATTGTAATTTAAAAACAATAGGTGTATTTACAGATAAAGTAAATGATAATATTTATATATTTTTAACAGACTATACTGACTCAGGGTTTGAAACATCGATAACATATAATAATGAATCACATAATTATATTTATATACACAATGTATTAAGTAGAGAATCTAATTTATTATTAACTGGTTCTTTTTTAAACTTTTCTACAACTAATCCTATTTATGGTATAAATATATTAGAAGGAGTGTTGTTTTGGACCGATAACAGAAATCAACCAAGAAAAATAGACGTAAGTAGGGCTTCTACAAACTCAACAGAACAAACTTCTAATAATTATTACACAACTGAAGAACAAATTTCAGTTGCTACTTACAACCCTTATCAAACTATAGATTTATATTTTAATAAATGGGGTAGTGGTGTTGTTAAATCTACTGTTACAGCTGGAACTACAATAAGTTTTGTTACAGATAGTTTAACAGGTATACCATCTGTAGGATCAAGTGTTGCAAAAGCTGATAACACGGTTATAGGGACCATACTATCTTTTAGTTCTTCCGGTAATTCTATTGTTGTAAGTGCAGCAACTACTTTATCCGTTGGTGATGTTTTAAGATTTTTTGTTGCTAGTAATTTTGCCGCAAGTACTGCCACGCATTATTCAAGTATGTATAATGCTACTGATAAATTTGCAGCAGATGGCACAACACTTAATCCTACTTTTCAAACAGCAGGACCGGATATTAATGGCAACACTGTAACCAATTATCCTGGTGATCCTGACTTTTTAAAAGATAAATTTGTACGCTTTAGTTATAGATTTAAATTTGATGGAGGGGAAAATTCAATATTTGCTCCATTTACTCAACCTGCTTTTATACCTAAACAAGATGGTTATTTTTTAGACAATGATTCAGCTCTTTCAGGTAATACAAAAGATGAAAATTCAACATATAGAAGTACTATTGTTGCTTTTATGGAAAATCAAGTAAATAACATATTACTTCAAATTCCACTACCTTGTCAAGCAAATGAACTTTATGATAAATTTAAAGTAATAGAAATTGATATTCTTTATAAAGAATCTGATGGTTTAGCTGTTCAATTGGTAGATAAAATATCTAGAGATGGTATTGAAGGTTTTGAACAATTAGGTGGTACTGATAATGTAGTTGTTTACAACTATCAAGGCGATAAACCATATAGAACACTTCCCTCCGCTGACTTAATAAGAGTATTTGATAAGGTACCTGTTAGAGCTTACGGTCAAGAAATAATAGGTAATAGAATTGTATATAGTAATTTTCAAACACAACATACTCCTCCTGAATCTTTAAATTATAACGTAGGTATATATGATAAAAATGCTTTTTCATTAGCCACCAGCGATGATGAGGCAGTACCAAGCTCTAGTATAGTAGAATATCCTATGCATACTGTTAAACAAAACAGAAATTACCAAGTTGGTGTTGTTTTATCTGATAAGTTTGGTAGACAGTCAACAGTATTACTTTCTTCGGCTGTTGTACAAAATTTTGAATCTGGAAATATAAATGCTTTTGGTGGATCTACTGTTTATTTTCCTTATAGAAAAGATAAAGGAACCACTAATAATGATATTAACTCTTGGCCCGGTGATTCAATAAAAATATTATTTAATCAAGCTATAGGCACCACTGGTATTTATGCTGGTAATGCTGCTAATTTTATTAATGGATGGCCTGGTATTTACAATGGAGATATTACTAATGCTGATTATAATCCTTTAGGTTGGTATTCATATAAAGTTGTTATTAAACAGCAAGAACAAGAATACTATAACGTTTATTTACCAGGTATATTAAACGGTTATCCTAATAATCCAGCTACCCCACCAGACCCTCAAGATACTGTGGCTTTTATAACTTTATTAGGTGATAATATAAATAAAGTTCCTAGAGACCTTACAGACGTGGGGCCGGTACAAGTACAGTTTAGAAGTTCAGTACCAATATTTGGTAGAGTAACTCCTCAACAAACTGCACCTGGAACCGTTCCGGTATTCAATACGCAATTTTATCCTACTATAGAGCCTGATGTTGTTAATACTATAGGCGTAGAAGATAATCTATTAGGAACAAATATTGCCTACAGTGACATTTATCAAACAGAAAGTAATCCAAACATGGGTAGGGTGTCTCAATCTTCAATCACTAATCCTATAGGCTCTGGTCCTTTAGCTAGTGGTACTTATAATTTTTTATTAGGTATATATGAAACAGCGCCAGTAGATTCAAGATTAAATATATTTTGGGAAACATCTACATCTGGTCTTATATCTGATTTAAATTTAGCTATAGAGCAAGAAAGTCCAGGTATAAAAGGTTTTACAACTGCTCCTGGACAAAATACTACTTGGACTTATTCTCAAAATGAAAATATGACCACAGGCACTGGTGTTGCTAAGAATTTTTATCCTTATCAACAAACAGTAACAAATGGTCCTATGGTTCAAGTTGATAATTCTATAATTGATAATTGGTGGGTGGAAGATGGAGAAGGTGCTACTAGAACAAATGATTTTACTTTAACTAAACAAGAAGGCTCTCCAGATACATATACTATTTCCACAGCTAATACTTTTTATTTTGGTAGTAATGCTTCTACAAAAGAAAGTTATCAATTTTTCTTTGAAGTAATTAATGAAGATACTAGTATAATTAGTGTTGTTACAGCAAGTGGTTTGTTAGAAAATTCTAAACCAATTATAACAAATTGTCCTAGCAATATAAATCCAGCGGCTGGAGCGGCGGTTTTGTTTACTTACCAAGGAAGTAATGGAAGTGTTGATTCTGAGGGTAAGACTTTAGATTTAACTTGGTCTATTGCAAGTCAAGATTCAACAAATCCTAACAACCCAGAATTAACAATAGTAAAAATAGAAGATTTAAATCAAGAATCAAGAGCAGAATTAAGAGATGATACTGGTAGCTTAAATGGTACAATAAGTGTGGTTGTTAAACTTGAAGATGCCAATGGTTCTGTACAAAGTTTATCTTCAACGTGCGAAACTGGGGCGGATGGTAGCCAAGCATATAACACCACATCAACTAACGGTAGTTGGTATAATGGGGAAAAACAAATTAATGAAGGACCAGAATCTTCTGGTTTTTACTGGAGTACTGATAAAACTAATGAAGTTACATCAACACCTTTACCGGAAGTTACTAGAGCACCTATTGATGGTCAACCTACCCCAAATCCCATAATAGGCCAATCTGGATCACAAACAGCTTCATTAGATGCAGAAGGTGTCTGTGGTTCGGGCGATTTTACTTGGATCTGGAAAAACTCAAATAGAAATGCTTTATCTATGGGCTCGTCAAACACAAATCCTAGTGGCTTAACAGCTGGTACTGGTTACATAATGGTTGATTTTGAGTTTGATTTATCGAATCTTACATCGCCTCAGAATGATAATCCATCTTTAATATATCCTGCATATTTACAATATAGAAATACAAATAATGGAAACTATCCTAATAACTGGACAACTGCAATTGATATAGAAGGACAGGTTATAAAATTTGGAGGTACATCTATTAATAATTATGATATATCTAATAATAACCTACTTGATTTTACTAGCACGGGCATTACAGACAAAGCAAATACGGCTACTTCTGAAACTGACAATGGCTATAATAACACAGATGCTATTCAAGTTAAAACAGCAACCATAACATCACAAAACCAAACACCACTACTGTCTGTAAAAGGTACAAGAATATTTGCTTTTGGTAAAGATCAAGGTTATTCCACAACACCAGATTATTTTGGCGATTACAGGTTAATTGTTAGATATCCTTATGGTGACAATACAAGTGATAAACCCATACCCGTATTAACTAGTACCAGTTGTCCACCTATAGACTCCGTATATAACAACTACTTTGCAGGTATGAGTCAAAAAGTAAAATTAACATACGGTGATTTTTATAAACCTTTAATGGATGGCGCTAACCCTCCAAGCTATTTTGGATATTTTATAAGCAGCAATGGTAATGTTGATATAGAAAATGCTAAACTTGTTGTACCTGAAAACCCAGTTTATGCTAGAGAGTGGGCTCTTAGATATGTAACACAATTTTATACTAATCCAGAAATGACCACTAAATATACTGATACGGTTAATAATCAGTATTACTCTTATTCTTCTTCATCAAATGATGATTTAAATGCAAAATATGGTAATGAAAATTCTAATAGTGCAAAGTATCAAAAACCTAATGGAGAAAGTGTTCCAGAGTTTGGGAGCACAAATAAAAACAGAAAATGGGTTGGTAAGTTTAATAGTGAAGGCCAAAAAATAAAAGGAACGGCACAGCCTACTACATATACCGCCGGTCTACCCTTACCACCACCTACGCCTAATCACCCAGATGGAGTTATAATGACTGGGGTTAGTGCAAGGATTATTGATGGCCAAAGGATTCAGCTCCTAAATGAAACTTTTAGGAACACTTCTGAAGCTGGTGAATGGGTAAATAAAATAGCTCAAAACTTTACTAATCGCCCTGGTCCTCAAGAAAATATTCCGTTTGAAGGTACATTTTTAAAGTTTTATTCAACTGATTCACCATACAACCTAGTTTATCAAGTGCAAGCAATCCCTAGTCCCTTCATTTCTAGTGTGTCTTCGTATGCTTATTATAATACTGGAAAGGTTGTAATATCAAATATTGATTGGAGGAATTCCGGATTTCCAAACACCCTTGGAGTGGGTGACTATTATTATAACTGGGATGTGGTGTAACAATATAAATAAATAAGTAATAATAAATTATGGCAGCATTAATAGAAGTTAAGTATTTTAACAGTTTTATTTTACGCAAAACCCTTAATGATAATACAGGAGGAGAAGCTGTGTGGAATGGATCTAGAGGTAATAATACTTATCCAAAAACAGCTGTTGCTAACGACAATAATTGGGCCATAGAAGAAGCGAGAATAAGAGGTGGATATAATAATGTATCTACTGATTACGGCGCTAAAGCATATGTAGTTGACGATAATCCTATTGCTTCTATTAGAAAAAACTCTTTAATATATTCTGGTATATTTAACTCAAGAACAAGCATAAATGATACTAATGTATTTTCAGTAGGTACAGACATAACAAGAAGTGTAGATCCTATAAATGGTTCAATTCAAAAATTATTTGCAGAAGATACAAATTTAATTATTTTTCAAGAGAAAAAAGTTAGTAACGCTTTAATAGATAAAGATGCTATATATACAGCTGAAGGTCAATCTTTAACAACTTCAGGCACACAAGTTATAGGTCAAGTAAGAGCTTACGCTGGTAACTTTGGTATAAGTAAAAATCCAGAAAGTTTTGCTGTATATGGTACTAGAAAATATTTTACTGATAAAGATAGAAATGCAGTACTTAGATTATCACAAGATGGAATAACAGAAATATCTAACTATGGTATGATTGATTTTTTTAGAGATCAATTTGGTAGTTTAAATGGCGGAAAATTAATAGGTGGTTGGGATATATATAACAAACAATATGTAGTTTCTATTCAACCTAAATCTACAACTCTTCCATATAAAACATTATCATTTGACGAAATGGTGCAGGGTTGGACAAGCTTATATAGTTACAAGCCAGCAACTATGCTTAGTTTAAAAAGTAAATTTTACAGTAGTGGTCCAACAACCAAAGAAGCTAATGATTCAGGTTCTTTATACCAACACTATGTTGCTACACAGCCTAGATCTTATTTTTATGGGGGACAATATGGTTCTAGTGTAGAATTTGTGTTTAATCCTAAAGTTAGTATGTCTAAAGTATTTAAGACTGTTAACTATGAAGGTAGTAATGGCTGGCAAATTGATTCATTTGTTTCTGATTTTACAGGTATTGGTTATCCTAACACAGATTTTGAATTATATCAAACCGTTAATACTCAAGATAAAACAGGTGAAAAAATACCATCTGTATTAAGTTATAATGAAGGTACATATGATAGTTCTAATCCCGCACAAGAGTTTGCAAATATAAATACAATACCTTTTACACAAAAAAATGTTACTTTAGTTCCACCTTTATTTCATGCTGGATTTACTAGAAAAGAAAATAAATATATGGCAAACTTGGTTAACACAAGTGTTGCTGCACCTGGAGAAGTTATATTTGGTAATAAAATGACAGGTATAAAAGGTTATTTTGCTACAGTAAAAATATCAACAGACACTTTAACTGATCCTGGAGGAATGAAAGAATTATTTGCAGCATCTTCAGATTATGTAGAATCTGCATATTAAATTAAATTAAATTAAATGGAATTAAAAGTCAGACAAATAAAGTCTAGTGATTGGGAGATGCTTGTTAGTTGGTGGAAAGGTCATAATTGGTCTATAATAAACAAAGATGCATTACCAGATAATGGCACCGGTGGTTTTATTGTAGAAGAAAATAATAAACCAGTTTTAGCTGGATTTTTATTTCAAACCAACTCTAAAGGATGTTGGTTAGAATTTATAATATCTGATCCTAAATATAAAAAAGACAGAAAAAAAATAATAGAAAAACTTGTAAATACAGCGCAAGACTTGGCTATTAAACTAGGTTATAAATATATGTTGTTTATAGGTAAAAGTAATGGACTTAGAAAAGTAATGAAAGAATTAGGTTGGTTTGAAGATCCAACCCCAACGTTTGAATTAATGAAAAAAATAAATTAATATGGGAGTAATAACAACTGGTGTGATGTTGGGCGCCGCGGCTATAGGTGCTGCGGGAACTATAGCTAGTACCGCAATAGCAACAAGTGCTGCGGGTAAAGCAGAAAAAAGAGCTAGAAGAGATAAAGAAGGTTTAATGATTCAATTAGAAGGATTAGAAGACGAGAGGCAAAATGTTATAAACCCTTACGAAGGAATAACAGATTTATCAGGAATGATAGAAGGTTTAGGTGATAGTTTTTCTGATACATCTCAAGATCTTAGCAATCCTTTTGCTAATTTAAGTGTAGCTACTTCAGCTGCTGAATTTCAAGCAGAAGAACAAGATATATCACTAGCAAACACATTAGACACTTTAATGGCTAGTGGCGCTAGCGCTGGTGGAGCCACGGCTTTAGCTCAAGCAGCATTACAAGGCAAAAGAGGCATAAGTGCTAGTATACAGCAGCAAGAGTCTAGCAATGAAAAAATGAGGGCACAAGGTGAAGTAGGATTAATGCAAGCTAAACAAGCTGAAGCTATTAGATTACAAAACGCAGATTATGGTGAAGGGTTACGTATGCAAGAAAACCTAAGAGGTGAGGCAGAAAGAATGCAAAATGCTGATGTATTAGGTAAAGAATTTGTGTTTGACGCAACTGAAAGAAGACAAACAGCAGAAATGAATAGAGTGCAATCTAGTATAAATCAAAGTGCATATCAAGAAGCATCAGCTAGTCAAGCTAAAACATCCGCTTTAACAAGTGGTATAAGAGGTCTATCAAATATTGGTATTGGGATGATGAACTCTTCAACTACAAAACCCCCAGGTGGTAATGTTTTAACCGGACCCTAATTAACAAAATAGATCATGGCAGAACAAAGAAAATCTAGATATCAATCTAGAAATTTACCAAGATTTGGTAATAAAAAATATGATACAAAGATTTATGAACAAGGAGGACCTGACTTATCTTCTTTCACTAGGCAACAAGGTAGAGACTTTGCTGCTATAACATCACAAGCTGCAGCTAATACTCAAAAAGCTTTTGATAATCTTGAAGCTCAAAAAACAGCTAGGCAAGAAAAAAGTCAAGCCTACATGGATTGGACTATGGCTTTTCAAATTCAAAACACAGATGCGGTTACTCAGTTAGTATCAAAGTCTGGAGCTAATAACCCTCAATTAGCAGAAGCTGCTATGTGGCAACTTGATGGACTTAACATGGCGGGTGAAGCTGCTAAAAGAGCTGAAACACCTGAAGAGCAAAGAATTGCATTAAAACAATTACAAGGGTTTAAAACTAGAATTTCAAGTTTAGGTGTGAATATTGATCGTCAAAATATCTCTATAAAACAATTTGCAGAAGACGCTCAAGCTAGGTTACTTAACACACAAGGGGGATTAAACTTAAATAGTCCAAAAGGGCTAGTATACGGAAAACAAATGGCAATTACCGTTGGTATGAATCCAGGTGAAATGACTTGGTTAGTAGACGAAGATGGTGATTGGGCTGTTAGGCATGATGGTCCTTTAATGGATGAACCTACAATAACTAAAGCTTCTACTTTTTTTGAAGAAGAACCAGGTATAATACCAGAAAGCAATAAAGCTATTCAAAAAATAATGCAAGATAGTTTAGGTTTAATAGATGATAAAGGAAGAGTTATTGATGATTTTGTTTTAGGAAATAAATCAAAGTTGGTTTCTATAGGTCAAGGAATGATGCAAGAACAAACAGTAACTAATGAAGCTCTTATTGCTCAAAGAATGCAACCATATCTTAAGTCTTATGCTTTAAGTTATGCTTCTAATTATGATACGGCTGAAGCTTATTGGGATAGTTTACCTGAAAATATAAGAACAGATGTTAGAAATTTAATGAAAGAGCAAGGGCTTGAAGATCCAGGTGATGATTTAACCCCAGGTTTAATAACAGTTGGTTCATCTTCTTTACAAGTAAATAAAAATTCTTGGTTTGCTATGGAAAATGCTTTATACGCACAAGCTAAAGCAATGGTACCTAAGGTTAGAAAAGGTAGAATAATGCAAGATAAAAATTACATTAAATCTGGAAGTAGTTCTAATGGCTTAGGTGGTCAAAACGATATGTTTAGTATGTTGAAAAATATAGTTGATCTACCTCCACAGCAACAATTAGACATGTTAAAACTCAATGCTAATGATTCACAGAGTTTTAAATATAACCCACCTAGCGCTAATGATTTAAAAATAAACCCTCAAGCAAAAGGAGTTATAACTATTGAAACAAAAAGAGATGCTAACATAGATCCACCAAATCAAGAAAAAATGATTGGATTTGAAAATTCAGTAGGATTTATAAAAGGAGGAAGTCCAGGAGATGAAGGTTATGATGAACAAATTGCAAATGCTAACATAATGGAAGTATTTAATTTAAGTGAACGTGATAGCAAGGGTGAAACTGGTGGATTAAATGCTTGGTATAATAGAATAGCTGATCTTTATTTAGGTAATACTGCTGCTGATAGAAAAGTTAGAGCACGATTTCAAGCATTTTTAACAGATGGAAGAGGTCAAGGAAACTCAAGTGCTCCTGCTGTTGAAAGAGGATTTTTAAATGTAAATTAATGGAAGAATTATATACTATTTTAAACGAAAGAGGGGATTATGTTGGTAGTTTTGAAGAATTTGAAAAAGATTATGCTAAAGATAATTATAAAACTCTTCACAAAAAACTAGCTCAAGCTGAATATTATACAAATCCCTATGAGGATTTTGTTCAAGATTATAAACCAGTAAAGAGCTCAACCACAACGCCGGATACGGTTGTGGAGACAGAAGAAATCGTGTCCGATCCTTTAAAATCTTCGGATACAGAATCTGCATTAGTAAGCAATGTAATAAGCAAAGTTACTCCTAAAGGTAAAGAAGACGAAGGTATATTTGCTTCAAGTTTAAGATCTTTTATGCAGGGATTAGAAGGCGTAGAACTAGGCCAAGAGTCAGCTGAATTAATGCAAGCTTTTGAAGACGGCACTTTATCTAAAAGAGATTATCAAGAATATATAGCAGCAAATAATAACGTACAAGATAATAAAGAAATTGCTAGTATTGGTCGATATGAAAAAGCATATTCACAATATATAGCAAAAGGTGAAAATGGAACCATAGCAACATTGAAAGCTTTATGGGATAATCCAGATGCTGGGTTTCCAATGGCTATGAATTCTATTGCAACTGTTGGTAGCGCTCCTTTTCTTTCGAAAGCAGTTGGAAAAGCAGCACTTAAATATGGCGCTGCTGGTGCTACTGCTGGAGCGGGTGTTTCTGCTGCGGCTGGTGCTTTAGGTGGGCCAGTTGGAAGTGCCGTAGCTGGTCTCACTGGTGGTGTTTCAGGTGGAATTAATGGTTTAATGTTTGGTGCTATGAAACAACTTGAAACTCAATTGTTTTTTAGTGAAGAATTAAACAATGGAATTAAAGGTGAGCTAACAGAAGAAAAAATAAGTAGGTTTTTTAGCAATAAAAAAAATGTAGAAGAAATAATAAACAACGCTGAATTAAGAGGTATTGGTGTTGCTGCTATAGAAACAATGTTTAAAATGCTACCTGTAAAAGCGGGTGGTGCAGCATTAAAAATGATAAGTAAACGAACCGGCGCTGGTGTTGCTGGCAAGGTTGTTGCTGTTGCAGGAGGAGCTGTTGCCGCAGCTGGAACAGAAGCAGCTGTAGGTATGACCGGTGAAGCTACTGGTATGATTATGTCAGGTAAAGAGCTTGATGCTAAACAAATAATTGAAGAAGGTATTTTAGGTCCTTACGGTAAAGTTGTTGGGGTTGCTGGTTATATAGGAAAAGTAAGAATGATGCAAGATGAAGTTAAAGCTTCTAGTTTGTTAAAAAATTCTAACTTAGATTCAAGTGCAGCTAAAGCATTTGACCCAAATCTAAAAGTAGGAGAAGCTCAAGTTGGTATATCTAAACTTAAAAATGGTCAAAAAATAGTAGACTACGAGGTAGATAGGATGGTTAATAGAAGTGACATATCAGAACAAGAAGGCAAAGATATAAAACAAAATTTTAGAGATGTACAGGGTGGCTCAAACAGATTAAAAAGTTTAAAACTTGACAATGCGGCAGAAGCAGAGGCTATAAATAAATTAAGAATTATTAATAAGCTTAAGCAGGATATAAAAGAAATAGATAATAAGGCTTTATCTGCACAAAAACAAGCACAATTAGATACATTAAATGAAGAATTAAACACAAGTGATAGTGAATTATTTAATGTTATTAAAAAAGACGCCGCACAAAAAGTAGAAAAAGATGTAAGTTTTGTAAAAAAAGCAGCAGAAGCATTAAAATTTAAAGTTGTAGATAATTTATCAACTACAGAAATATTACAAAAATTTGGAAAAAAAGAAGCTGCCGCTAATGGATTTTTTAGAGATGGCACTATATATATAAACAAAGAAGTTGCTGCTGAAACAAGAGCCGTAACTGTTGGTAGTCACGAATTATTGCACGGTATATTAGCTAATGCAGCTAAAATAGATGAAAAAATAATTGAACAGTTTAAAAGTAAACTAACTGAAGATCAAATTAAGTTAGTTGATAAAAAACTTACAGATAATTATGAAGCTGATTATATAAAAGATAATCCTGATGAGTTTATAACACAATTTTCTGATCTTATAGCTGAAGATAAAATTAAATACAATGATACTTTAGGAACAATGTTATTAGATGTAGTAACTCCTATACTTAGAGCAGCTGGTTTTAAAAATATTAAGTTTGATAGTGGTGAACAAATATATGATTTCATGCGAGAATACAGTAAAAGCATGAAGTCAGGTAATTTAAGTGGTGCTATAATAAAAGCAGTACCAGGTGGTGTTAAAATAAAAGATACAAAAACTACTGAATCAAGATCTAAACGCTTTGATACTAAAGAAATATTAAGTACTAATACTGATACTATAAATGAATTAGCTACTGAAAATAAAACTACTCCATTTAAACAAAACTCTACACAAGAAAAAGATTTATTAAGACAATATACTAATGTTGCTTTAAAAGCTTTAGGTTATAGAAAAGGAGCAGGTACTATAGCGCCGCAAGAGGCGGTAAGCTTTGTTAATTCTAAGTTTAAAGGCATAATGAATAGGTTTAATCCTAAAGAATCTAAGTTTTCTACGTGGGTTACTAGTAATATTACTCCTAAACGAATGGAATTCTATGACAGTCAAATAGGTGATGCCGCTGTAACAACTAGCATAGATGATGAAAGAGCAGGTCAAATAGCGGATATACCTACTGAAACTAAAACAAATAAAAAAAGAGATGTTAAGCCTACTACAAATCCTTTAAAATTATTTGGTTCAGATGATAAAGCTAGGGAGTCTTTTATAAAAAATACTATAGATAAAATAAAAGAGCTAGGTTCATTAGATTTAATTAACTCTGTATTTGGCTTAGGTTTGCCTTCAAATATAGATAACTTAACATATAAAACATTAAAAACTTTAGACGAGCAGGGTATTGCAGATCTAACTGGTATACCTGTTAATAAAATATTTCAAAAAGCAGATAATTTAAATCAAGACGCTATAAACGCTTTGATGTATATTAATAAAAATGCTCAAGCAATATTAAACATGCTTCCTGATAGTCACACTGAAATAAAAAGTGTTGTATCAAAATCAAATCCTAACAAAATGGTTAAGATTGGTGGAGAATCAACCGGTGTGCCTCAAAATGTTCTTAATAAATTTTATGATAAGGGCAAAAGAGTTGGTAATAACACACAGTGGACAAAAAAACCAAACTTAACTGTTGAAAAGCTTAGGGATGAATTAGGTATGGAGGGCACTATTAAAGACCCTACATTTAAAGCTAGAACAAATACATCACAATCATTAAAAGGCATACTAGAATTAGTTGGTAGAGGTATGACTAATACTGTTGCTAGAAATTATTTAGAGTCTATAGGATATAACCCATTGGTTATAAACAATATAGCAGAGGGTAAAAATCCTTCTATGTTTAGTACCACTAAAGTAAAAGAAATAAGTGGTATAAATATATTTCAGCAAGCTGCTTTAGAATCTGCTAAAGATGATTTTAATAGTTTTAATACTTCATCTTGGAAACCTTTTTATGATAAAATGGGTGTTAGTCCTCTTGATCCTAGTAGTTGGGCTGATAAAATGGAAATGGTAGATTTCTTTCAAAAGGTTTTACCACAATATTTACCACAAGAAATAATAGCATTACTTGGACCTACTATGACAAATGGTCCTGCTAGTTATTACAAAGCTAATAGTGATAAATTTAATGAAGCTGCAAAAGCAAATCCTAAAAAATACCCTACACAAATATTAAACTCTAATGAAGAGTTAGTAAATAATGACAAACTAAGAGCTGCTAGTAAAGAAAAGTTTGTATTAGAAGCACTAGGCATAAAAAATATTGATGAGACTGTAGATTATAAAAAAGCAGACTGGAGCAAAATAAGTAATAGTGAGTCTTTCTTTTTTAAAGATTCTAAACAGGCGGGCAATGAAGGAGCAAAATATCAAGCTAAAAAAGATCATAAAAGTCCAACTGTGTCTAAACAACAACTAGCAGACATGAAAGTTATGTTTTATAAGCAAGGTTTTACTTCTGGTAAAGGAAACAAAAGAACCGTACAGAATAAGTTTTTAGAAACATTATGGCAAAGCAACGAGCTTAAAGCGCAAAACGCAGCTAAGTTAAGAGGTTTAAAGGCTATGTTTGAAGTGTTTGAACAAATGATGAAAGATGATTCTAAAAATGCTAAATATATCATTGGTATTTTATCTAAAACTAGTGGTCATCAAAATGGTTTTGTTAGAGTTTCAGCTCCTATGAAGTTTATAGCTAAAAATATACTTGGTGTAGAGATAGTAGAAGAACACACACTACCAGCTTCTTTAGCTGCTAAATATTTATTTCAACAAGCCGTTAGTGGAACAGTTAATAAAAACTTCAAAGGTATAGAAAGAAATTACATGCAAGGTATTTTATCTAAACTTGATGATAATAAATTAAAAGGTATAGGTATTGATGGAAAACCTTTTAATTACATAAAAAGTACCCCAGAAGGTTTTACTTTAAATGATAATATATGGGCTAGGTATTTTAATCTTAATGTAGCTACTATTGAAAACGGATTTGGTATTGATCCTAATAATTTAGAATTAGAAACAGGTAAAACTGTTGCAGAAACTTTTGGTGTAAATAATGCTGGTGCGGATATTGCAGGTATAAAAAGTGTTGAAAGACTTAAAGCGGAATACAATAAAAAAATAGGTCCTGCTATTGTACCTCAAGAAGTACAAGAAGAATCGTTATATAGTAAGTCACCTAAATTTTCTACTAGTGAAATATTAAATAATTTTAATTTAATTGATAAGTTTAATAATAAACAAGAATCAAATTTTACTAATTCATTGAGTCTTGATAAAGATTTTAACGATATAATTGAAAATAAAACTGGTATTGCATCAGAAAAAACATACTCTAAAGTTAAAGCAGAAGTAGTAGGCTCTAGTAAAGGTAAGTTTGATTGGTTTATACCACCATCAGCTGAAGATTTTGTAGGTTTATTATATAAAACACTAGGTAAGGGTAAAATAGGTGATAGTCAAATGGCTTGGTATAAAGCTCATTTATTAAATCCATTTTCAAGAGCAATGGATAATATATCAAGATCTAGAGTTGCGCTTGGTAATGATTTTAAAGCTCTTAAAAATAAATTAAATGTTGTACCTAAAACATTAAAGAAAAAATTACCTGGTGAAAATTTTACACAAGAACAAGCTATTAGAGTTTACATATGGAATAAGCAAGGTACAAATATTCCAGGTATGTCTGAAACAGATATAAAAGAACTTAAAAATTTTATAGAAAATAATAATGAATTAAGATCTTTTGCAGATGAACTAATGCAACTACAAAAAGGTGATCAATATGCAAAACCTAGCGAAAGTTGGTTAGCTGGTAATATTACTACAGACTTAATGGAAGGTATTAATACTATTAAAAGAGCTAAGTTTTTAGAGCAATGGCAACAAAACGTTGATAAAATATTTACCGAAGCTAATTTAAACAAACTAGAGGCTGCTTATGGTAAGTCTTATCGTAATGCTTTAGAAAGTAGTTTACAAAGAATGAAAACTGGTAAAAACAGATCATTTGGCGGTGATACTTTAACAGGTAGAGTTACAGACTGGTTAACAAACTCTATTGGTGCTATTATGTTTTTTAACACTAGATCAGCTGTACTTCAAACTATATCAGCAATTAACTTTATAAACTTTGGAGATAATAATATATATGCAGCTGGTAAAGCTTTTGCTAATCAAAAACAATATTGGTCTGATTTTAAGAAATTATTTAACTCAGACTTTTTAGTTGAAAGACGTGATGGTTTAAAACTTAACGTAAACGAAGCTGATATAGCCGAAATGGCTAAAAAAGGTGGACCAAAAGGGGTTATTGCTGGTTTACTTAGATTAGGATTTTTACCTACACAAATAGCAGATAGTTTTGCTATAGCTTCAGGAGGTTCTACTTTTTATAGAAACAGATTGGAAGCTTTAGAAAAACAAGGTATGTCTAAAAAAGATGCTGAAACTCAGGCTTTTCAAGATTTTAGAGAGACCGCAGAAGAATCTCAGCAGTCTAGTAGACCTGATAGAATTAGTCAACAACAAGCTGGTCCGCTAGGGCGTATTATACTAGCCTTTGCTAACACTCCAGCTCAGTATGCTAGATTAATAAAAAAAGCTGCTATTGATCTTAAGAATCGGCGAGGTGATGCTAAAACAAACATATCTAAAATAATATACTATGGTATTGCACAGAATTTAATATTTAATGCTATGCAGCAAGCTTTGTTTGCTTTAGCTTTTGAAGATGAAGATGAAGATGAAAAAGAAAAAAGAGCTGTTAACGTAGCTAACGGTATGGCTGATAGTGTTCTACGTGGTACAGGACTTGCTGGTGCTGTTGTTTCAGTGTTAAAAAATGTAGCTTTAAGATTAAATCAAGAATCAGGTAAAAAATCGCCTAAGTATCAAGATGTGTTACAAAAAGAGATTTTACAAATATCACCACCTATATCTTCTAAAGTAGGTAAATTAAGATCAGCGGGTCGGTCATTCTCATGGAATAAAAAAGATATGATGACAAAAGGTTGGTCTATTGAAAATCCAGCATATCTTGCTGCCGGTCAAATAATAGCCGCAACAACTAACGTTCCTTTAGATAGAGTAATTAAGAAAATAAATAATATTAAAAATTCAAGTGATTCAAAACTACAGGTTTGGCAAAGAATAGCATCTTTAGCTGGTTGGTCTGAGTGGGAGCTTGGTATACAAAAATCTAAACAAAGAAAAACTAAAATAAAAAAATATAAAGTTAAAAAAAGAGTTTAATATGGAAAATGAAAAAAAAGAAATGCGTCATTACATCGGTGCGGCCGGTATATTTACTTTAATCATATTATTATTAATGTTTTTAAGTTATGTAGAAATACCACCAGTTAATAAAGACTTATTCGTGGCGATCGTGGGAACTTTAGTTTCCAGTTTAGGAATCGTCGTTTATGTCATAATTGGACAACAGCCGGATGAAGTTACTAAATTACAAAAGAAAAACGAGTCATTAGAATCAATAACTCATCAAATGGAAAAACGTAATGATCAACTTGAAGAAATGATCATTGAAATGCAAGCAAAGATGATACAAAAATTAACTTTTTTTGGTGATCAATGTTCTTGCGGGAAAGATAATTGTGATTGTAAAACTAAATAACTAAATATGACATCAAATGAAATTACTATAGTAATATTGATTGTTATTATAGTTGGTTTTTTAGTTGGAATTAAACTAAATAAATAATGCAATATTTTAACATAACAGAATTTGATAGTCCAGATCACCTAGGTAGTGGTAAGGCTATGAAGCAGCATGTATTAGATATGTTGGATGAAGCTCGTGGAAAGTTTGACAAAGCTATAGTTATAACCTCAGGTTATAGAACTAAATCTCATAATGAGAAAGTTGGTGGAGTAAAAAATAGCGCTCACCTTGGTGGATGGGCTGCTGATATTTCTTGTAGAACTTCAAGAGATAGATATCATTTAGTAAATTGCTTACTAGACGTTGGGTTTAATCGTATAGGGGTAGCGGGTACATTTATTCATGTTGACGCAGACCCAGATAAAGACCCAGACATAATGTGGACATATTAAATAAGGAACACGAAAAAATGGGCTTCCACCCCCAAAAGTTCCTGCAATTGAAGGGAGATCATAACGGTCTCCCTTCATTATTTTTACCCGTCACAGGACAAACACTCTTCGTCCATCGCAGCAGCCGCTATGTCACCTCTAAGGACAGATTCTGTCCTCATATAGTATAAGGTCTTAATACCTTTTTTCCATGCATCTAAGTGTACCTTATTGATCCATTTAGGTGTAGCCTCTGAAGGAAAAGCTAGGTTTAAACTAACAGACTGATCTATATACTGTTGCCTAATTCCTGCTTGATTTACTAATTCTAATTGATTTATCTCTTTAAATGTTTTAAATACATCTTTAGCTGGGACATCATTAGTAAATGTAAGATCATTTAGTTCTTTTATACCTTGAACTGATCCACCATCTCTTAATATCTTATCCCATATTTTTTCAGTATTTAATTTATGTTTACGTAAAAACTTAACTAAAGTAGGATTCTTTCTAATAAAAGTACCTTTAGCTGATTGCTCTGTAAATACATTAGCTGCCCAAGGCTCTATACCGGGTGATATATTACCAGACAACTTACTGTTACTAACTGTAGGTGCTATAGCTCTTAAATGAGTGTTACGCATACCAGTGCCTGTACACCACAGCGGTTCACCGTAAGTATCACCTAGGTTTCTACTAGCTCTATCAGACTCTATCTTGATCTGACTAAATATTCTACGCGTTTCATACTGTGACAATAGCCCTTCAAATGGTATACCTTTTTCTTGTAAGTATGTGTGCCATCCTAAAACTCCCAAGCCTACAGCTCTACCTTTTTGAGCAGATCTAACAGCATTTTCAAATCCCCGTAATCCTTTAGCTCTATGTATAAACTCTTCCATAACTCCATCTAAAAACCATATGCTATAATAAATAAGATTAGTGT